CTTGGCCTGTTGGCGTTCGCGGTTGCGTTCGGCCATTCGAGCTTCCCAGCCGTCGTCGCTCACCGGCACGCCTCCATGTGCGCCTGCAACAACGCCACCGCAGTGCCCACATGGATCTTCTCCCAGTAGATCAGCTCTACGCCAATCGCTTTTGCATATCGCATCACTGTAATCAGATGCGGATTTCGCCTGAAGTTTTCGAAATGACTCAGCCCTGAACGACACATGAACAGCTTCTCAGCGACTTCTTTCTGAGTCATCTTCTTACGTTTTCTGATCGCTACGAGACCTGCGACAAGAGCTCTAGCCTCCTTTTCATCATCAGTCATACTAGCAGGACACCTCGACACTTTTCCCTTTCGCACTCTGGATTGAAACACTTCTCCCATCTACTGCCCTCGACACGACAGAAGGTGTAGTAGTCTACGAGAATTAGCTTCTCTGAATAGTTGCCCTGACTCAAGAAGACATGACCATCGCCTTGATCGCTAACAACTTTCTGTAGTCTCTCGATCAGATCTGAGATTCTAATCATTCTTCTTCTCACTAATCGAGTTGAGGACTGCTGCGACTATAGCTGCTCTAGCTTGAGGTAGCGTTGCTCCTGGCCATCACTACGTGATCGTCTTCTTGATCGGGTCTTCATGCAGCGATCCATCTTCGCGAATGTACCCAGCTTGACCGTCGATTCGACCTTCTGCGACGTCTCTAGCCATCTTCTCGTAGTCGAAATCTTCGGGATCGAGCTTGCCCATAATTGTGATCTCAGGTACATTGATCAGCGCCCCATTGTTCTCAACCTGAGACCAATTGACATCAATAGCAAATCCCGCCTCATGGTATCTGTTAATCGCCTCTGTCGTAAACCTGTCAGCGGTCCTTTGATCAAAGGTCATGATGTCCCTGTAGTTATGAGACAAGATGCCGTTTATGTTCTGTACTGCTGCTCTGTCATCACCATTCAGAGTCTGCACCTCATGAAAGCTCTGGCCTGTCTTCGCTGTCGGCTTCGCTTGATTGCTGGAATCTTGACTCACGTAAAATCGCTTTCTTTTGTTCTTCTTTTGGAAGTCTAACGTTCTTCTTTGGATTTATCGCTTGCACGCTGAATTATAAAGAGTTATAATGCGGAATGAGCTGCAAGAGATGCATCGCGATCAGCACGTATACATACCACGGCATCTGATTTAGAGACCTAGCACCTGGAAGTGGATTTCTGGGAGATCTTGAATCGTCTCTGCTGGCATTTCTTCACCATCTGACAAGATCACTCCCTGGATTTCAGCGAGAGGCGTTTTGACAACGACTTGCTTGAACATCATTCGCTCGTTCGAAGATTTTCGATAGCCCTTGAAAACGAGCTGATTGTTGATGATTCTCGGCTCGAGAACGCTCACCCACTTGTTTCCGAACATCACGTCAGTCAGATTGACGAGGTCGCTCTCTTTGATCACCCTTTAACTACCTTCTCTAATCTTGCGCCCTCGACACGCAAAGTATAGTCCCCATCTCCAAAAGATGATCATCAAACTGTGATCTTCGTGTTTCAGGACGGTCTTGTCCTGTTGGTAGCTGTATTGATCAAATTGACTCGTGTTTTCGAACAAATGAAGCTCTACACTAAACTTCAGACCAAGCGGCTCTCCGACTTCTTTCTCTGATTCATCGAAGAGGTCACCTAATTCAATTCTGAATCGATCGCTCTCATAGTAGATCAGATGCTTCTGATACCACTTCTTTTCACCGTCCCAGTTTTCATCTCTGCACTCTGGAAACGAAGTGAATAGCTCTGTGATCGACTTAGACATAGTCACTAATATCCACTGGGAGCGAGACAAAGGGAATCTGTCGTACTTCTTTGAAATCTGGGTACCCTTGACTCCCTGAGGCACGATCTGCAACTCGCTTATCGCGATTGCATTGAGGAGCACCAAAAAGAGCTCTCGAGGCCGTTGCATACGTATAGATGCATTCATCGTTCGAGACGGACCACCAGTAATCGATGTACACGTTTCGCATGCCATTTACTGGAATTGAGACTTCGCTCAACGGAATCTTGTGGAACTGCAGAACAACTCGTTGACTAGTTGAGGTCATAGTCTGATTATAGTATGTTGAAGTATCAGACTATAGTGTCAAATTTTACGAGCCGCTTCGGGGATTTGAACCCCGGACTTTCGCTTTACAAGAGCGACACTCTGTCCAGACTGAGTTAAAGCGGCGAAGGAGCAGAGACTCAGGTCCACTCAACGAATCGAGTCTCTGCTCAATCAGCTCTTCGAGCACGGAAAAGTCTCAGGTTGCTGCCCTAATTCAGCGATGCAGTGTTCAATGCGGGAAATGGATGGAACCCTACTTTGACTGCTCTAACCGGCTCACTGAATCATTGACCGGATTCTTTTAGTTGTTCTTCTGCTTGCTGCGTCGATTCGCTGCGCTGCCCACATCGGAAAGATGGGGCCAATTGATGCCCTGATTCACAGGACGAGAACGGTAACCGTGGTAGATACCACGCTTCACCAGATCTCTTGCCATCTCCTGATCTTTGCTCTTACGTGAACCGCCCTTGTCAGCCATCTAAACTGACTCCTCTCATGCTGGATTTAAATCTGCATGAGAATCACCCCACTTTCTCTTCTAGGTGAACTTAGTAGCTCTGAGGAGACTCGCTAACTCTAGCGTCAAGAAAGCTCAGACAAGGTCCCTTGACTTTCGCTGTTCTGTCAGGACTCGAACCTGAAATATCTGAATCAAAATCAGAGGTGTTGCCAATTACACCACAGAACAAGGAGAACTAGTCTTCTCCTCTTTGCTTCTTACGCTTGTTCGCAGAAAGCGACTCAGATCTCTTCTTCGTCTGACTCGTTGTCGCTCTTTGTTGCTGACGCCACTCGCCCAAAATCGACGCGATCATTCCGTTCATCTCTTTGCCCAAGCCTGGCGAATAGAACGTTCCTGGCCTCATCTGTTCTCCTGTGTCTCTTTATGCTAGAACCTTGAAAATCTACTTGAAGAGGGTGTCCAAAAGCCCAGCTTCACTGGGTAGGCCAATTCAGTGATCGCTTTCTGGATGCCTACACCAGGAGTTCGTCACTACTAGTCTTCCCGTAAGTGAGACAGGATTCGAACCTGCGTCTGGGTCTCTTGTTTTACATGGCCAACCCTGTGTTCCCGCTACACTACCCACTTTACCAGCTGTTTGAGGTTGCTACTCCTAGTCCGGTTAACGGTCGGGACCACCACCACCAAATCAAATCGCATCAGCTATAGGAGCTGCTTCGGGGGAAGTACGACTTGATTTGCTGTGCCCCTACCAGGACTCGAACCTGGACTTGCGGATTAGAAGCCCGCTACTCTATCCTTTGAGTTATAGAGGCTTGAGTGTCAGACAGGCTTCCCGTCCAGTTGCGAACTTTACGGACCTTCTTAACTCCTACGGCACTTCTAGAATGGCCTTCGGAGAGGACTGCTGACCCAGACCTTCGCTGATCCACCTGGACTCGAACCAGGAACCGGCGGATTAACAATCCGCTGCTCTGCCATTTGAGCTATAGATCAAGGCCCAGTTTTTGTTGACTCAGCTTCTCTGGAGTTCTGAGAGTCCTTTCACGGAGACCAATCCGTCGAGTGGAGCTGCCGGGAATCGAACCCGGGTCCAGATGTCAATCTACAAGTGTTCTACGGGCGTAGTCCTTGATTAGTCCCTCACGTGATCCCAAGGACAGGATTCGTGATTCGTTTGATCTCTGACTAGTGACGGTGCAGTGATCAGTAAACCGTTTTGTTATCGTTACATTTGATGCCTAGGACTCTGTACGATAACCCACTTGTCCTTGGCAGGTCCCGATTAGACCAGAACGGAATCGTTGGCGAAAGCCTCGATCTCGTTGAAGTCGGCCTCGGTGACCGTTGCGTCAATCTCGTTGGCGCTTATTTGTTTGACGCGTTCACTTGAGGTAGAAGTGCGTCCAACACCTGCCCGCTGTTCAAGTTTCAATCAATCTGTCGAAACCGTTCAGCCCCTTGAAGGGAAAAGCGAAGAGGGTGGCCAACTCGTTGCAGACGTAGGTTGGCCGTTGTTTAACGTCTAAGCCCTCTTCTACATGAGGTGTACATGTGTTGCGGCTATCCAGCCCCGGGGACCTAGTCCCGGCCTCATGAAAATCTTGATTCACTGTGTAGTTGTGAAAGACCTAACCTGATTTACTTGATTTTACTTGATAACGATATTATAGTACCTCTATAGTATCGTCACAAGATGTCTGCAGAAAAGTTTTTCTACAAGATCCGCTCGCAAGAGTTGCAACGATGAAGCATCCGTTCAGTTGCGAAAGCTAGGTCTCCACCGATCGACTGCAAGAGAGTCGAATTAGCGAAACTACCCTCATTCGCGGCCTGAGTGAAGAGATTCTGGACATCGTACAGAGTCGCATTCTCAGGAAGCTGAGTAGCGAGCTCCATCAAGTGCCGAATCATTCGAGACCCGACCTGACGTTCAGAAGCAACCTGAAAGACGAAGTCAGACGGGTTTCCAGGAACGGAAACTGTGGCCATATTCGCATACGCTTGGAGCTTCTGTTCGAGTCCGCTGAGAACCTCTCGAGCCTTCAGCTCCATCTCAGCGATGACCTCATCAACCGTATTCCCGCGAAGGTGAATCGAATTCGACTCGTAATCTTCAGCAGAGCCATTCCGGCACCAGATTCGATGAAGATAGGTCGTAACCGTAGGAGCGATGACTTCCTGAGGACGAGTCAGAATCCGAACGCCACCGTGTGTAATGTCTCCGACTTCAGGTCGTCCCTCAATTCGATCAGGATTCGCAACCTCGATCGAGCTGTTTGCGACCTTGAGATCCAGCTGGAAGACCTTGCTATCTCGCTTGATGTCGACGATCTCGTCTGTCGGCTGAAAGACATTCGAGACAACATCGAGGACTCGAGGGATCGGAACAATCAAAAGGCCTTCTTCGTGAACCGAAGTAACGGAACCACGACTCGTCTCGAACACGACTTCTGCATCTCGATGAGCGTTTAGCCAGTGGTTGATGTTCGCTGTCTTCAGATCTGGCGGACACCGATGCAAGTAGGTCTTGTTGATGTCGAGAAGACGAGCAAGCGAAGACTCAGCAAGCTCATCCAGCTGAAACTCGACGTTGCTCTCTTCAGAGTCACCATCGTAAGTGCCCCGAACTTCGAGATGCGTTGCATCAGAAGCGATCGAAACTTGGCCAAGCGTCGTATGAAACTGACGCTCCTGACCAGACTCGATCTGCTCCCTCAACTCTTGAACTAACACTTCAGAACTCCCTCTGTACGTTTCTTGGTTGATCTTTTGTCCTACTATAGACAGTATATAATCTTCAACGTGCAGTCTAAAGCCGCTTGTTAGACTTTCCGCTTGACAGGGAGTAGACTCCACCTGTTTGAAAGAGCATACTGTGGACCATCTTCTGAAAGTCTTGTTGTATACGTGTAGGGAATCGCATACGAGTTATCAGAATCAGTGAGTTCAGATGAAGCTGGGTTTGCTCTCAGGAGACTCTGGAAGTGAACTCCTGACCCTGGGTACTCTCCATCACTAGTAAGAGCGATCTCAGAATCCTTGCTACAGGTCCGACCAAGCTTATTTGTCCAGACAACAGAGGTGTATTCACTCCCACTCTGGACAACTGTCGAAAAGTAGAGAGTATCCTTGTACATACACGCCGAGATCGGACCTTGAGTTACTACACTACTGCTGCCTGTCATGAACGGCGCTGGGACATCATTTTGATCAAGAACGTGCCAACCAGTCTCAGTCTGATACTCCCAATCGAACTTCGCTACTCCGACTCTCGCAAACTGCTTTCGCGAAAGATACACAGCATTTGTTGTCTGTCCTCGACCAAAGACATAGATGTACTTCGTATCTACGTAACATCCCGCATCAAATGTGATCGTCTCAGAATCTGTCACAACATCAGACAGAAACTCTTCACCAAGCTGATTCGCTGTTCTACTCAGTGTAAAGAGCTGTAGATACGACTTGTTGTTCAGCTTCTGCAAGAGATACAAGTAATCTTGACGACTACAAGCTCCGACTAGACTCCGTGAAGTGTACGACTGGTCAGTTGGAATAGTACTCGACTTGCTCCACTGTCCTGTAAGTTGAACTCCTGTTGTTGGACTGACACCTAGCCAGAGTGGCTCATCAGACTCTGTAAGTACGGAGTAGAACTGAGGACTGTTACCCTGTGTAGCATCAACCCAGTGTCTTCCGAAGATTAATAGATTCGATTGATCATTCATCACGTGACAATGAACTAGAACACCAGCAGCTAGACTACGGGCATCATAGATTGTCCCTGCTCGAGGTTGATCAGCTGTAAGCAGAGAGGTTGTAGTCGAGAGGCCAAGAGTGTCAACTGATTCATCAAGAACTTGTTGAGTTCGCGTAGTGCTAATGACTGCCTCCGATATCCAAAGTCTCTGTTACCTCAGGCTCGAAGGGCTCCATAATCTCTTCTTCATATTCAGCATCGATTGGAGTCTCCTTACCCTGCGACTGCTGGAGACTAAGTAGAATCGCTTCTCGTTGTTCAGGAGTAACGTTGTCCTGAACGATATCGAGTAGAGTATTGAACTGAGACATGATATGACGAAGCTTACGCTCACTATCTTCTTCTTGCTCTAGCTCATGGAGCTTAATCGCAGCATCCATTCCCTCTTTGACCGAGACGTTAGGCTCTTCAGAAGTAAGCTGTTCGTAGCCCTTCATGACCATCGTCTCGAGATAGGCATAGAGAGTAACTGCAGAAGAGGTACCTCGAACGAAATCGATTCCATACTCTGTTGCTCTACGCTCAAGAACTGCTCGATAGACCGCTTGAGCAGCTTTGTTCGTTGGGAAGCAGACCTTCGCATGATTGTAGAGCGAATTATACGTGATCTTCTGAGTTCTTCTCCGACTACTGTTGATGGGCTCGATTACCCTCAGAAGATGAGTGTACGTCAATCCGCTAGCGAGTAGCTTATCAACCAGCTGTCGATCATCATCACTCTGACAAACACGGCAACGTGTCTCCGGCTTGAACTGATAACGATCAAGCTGAAGTTGCTGTACCTCTCTGCGGACTTCATCTTTGATGTCATCTAACTCATCTGCAGAGAGTACTCTCTGAACGAGAGGTGAACTACCCCTTGTTTCAACTCTTGTATGCACTTCTCTGTACTCCTACCACTCGTAAATAGTGCGAGACCCCTCTTCAGGTTGCGCCGCTAGCTTCGATGGACGCTTCCCGATGAGGGGGTTGTAGACTCGCCTGTATAGGCCTGAGACGATCGACTTGTCTGGGAAGCCATTTTCGTTGTAGACTTCTCGACTATATCGCATCTGAAGTTGTTCCTCTGACAAGTAGTCTTGCTTGTCGGAGTGATTCGTTACACCCTTTCGAGCTTCAGCTAGCCATCGATTCGCTTCTTCTTCAAGTGAGGGTGCTATTCCACAATAGAGTTTTCCCAGCAGCATTCCTGACAGAGCTCCTCAAGGAGGTTAGGTTACGGGTAAGAGTACTCGAAACGAGAAATACTTCGAAAGACACTTTGAATATATGGGATGTCTCTCGCAACCCTACCTTTTCACTCCTAAGAAACGTAGTACTTTCTCTCGTCACCATCTTGAGAGACTAGTACGAGTCCTCGCTGAACAAGAGACTCAAGGATTTCGACTGTTTCAGAGTGTGAGTTGTACCTCCACCCACAAGTCTTCGAATAGACTCTGTGACGAGTCATCTCTTGAAGCAAGGCCTTCTGACGAACACCTAAACGCGTCATCTTAACAACTGACTCCTCCGAAGAAGTGTTCTCCTCAGAAGAGTTGGACGCAACTAGAGTCAACGTTGGTGGGACTTGTTCCCTCTGACGCTCCCACAGAGGCTTCTGTCTCTTGGACTGTGGGAAGACACCAAGCTGTCGATCATCGTAGGCCTTGACCATCAACTTCAGGGCTGCATCTGCATGCTGTTGTATGGGGGTTGAAGCTCCGAGACGCTCTTTCGCAATTTTACTAGCCTGCGTCTCTGTCATACCTTCTAAGCAGATGAGATCGAAAGCAACTCGCTGCTTCTGATTGAGGGTTGGGAGTCCAACGAGGAGATCGCTCCGGTAAACCTCTTCACCATCTTGGGTGATCAAGAAGTAGCCTATGTCACCAGACTCAATTAAGGACCCCCACTCGTAAAAGTAAGAGTAGAGGATCTTGAAGATTTGATATCTTCTCTTGTCTGGGTCTTCACTTAGCTTCTTGACCACGACTCTGAACTACCTATCTCTCTGGGACCAGATGCCCCAATCGCGCATTTTCTCGAGTACTCGCATGAAATTCTCGACCTCTTTCAAGAAGATATCTGAAGATCTGAAGAGGTAGAACCTGAAGAACGCCTGATACTTGTCTGTTCTTGACTCTTTGTTGGCTTTAGCAGTTCGATCGCCCTGCGTGCCGTCTATAATCTTGTCCCATGTATCGTCGTGTTTGTCTGTAAAGACGTACTTCGCGTAGACTGCTTCCAGAAGCAGTTTGTTCACCCTCGGAGCAAGAACGAACTTGAGACGCTGAAGATCGATAAGGGCCTTCTCAATATCTTGACCAGTGATCTGACTCCAGTCTTCAACATACTTCCCGAACTCGTCCCTCTCGAAGACAGGCCGTCCGTCAGCACCTATTTGTCCCGTAGGCCTGCGCATCTCAAGGTAGAAGTTATCGATGATCGCTATCGCATCTTTGAATTCTTCTTCGAAGAGTCGTTGAGCTCCACCCTCAATTTGCTCTAGAATGAGCTTGTCTGAATTGCTCCAGCGATACTGGATCTTCTGAAAGATCGATCTTCTCGCACTAAACTCTAGCTCGTTCTTCTCATCGAGAAATGCTTCTGGATCCTCAATTGAATTCTCATGCTCTTGCCTCAGCTCCTCTGCTACTTGAGCTGCGAGATCTGAAGCTTTCCCTTCCCTAATCATACAAACTCATAGAACTGTGTAGGGAGCTCACTTGACACTTTAGAACCTTCTCCAGTCGTTCAACTCTATAGCTACCATTGCGATCCCAATCGCGTCGAAGAGGTCAGGAGCATATCGCTCCTTCTTAGGTCGATCACTATCATCCCACTCGGGGAGTCTTCGTATTACCTCTTGTCGAATCTCTTCTTTCGAAGCTTTGCTGTTGCCAGTCAAAACAGACTTCATCTTGATGGGCGTAAACGATGAGAAGAAACACTTATTCTGCCATGCTAATGTCTTCAGAACAACGATATTGGACAGAATTCGAGTCTGTTGTCCCATACCTCCGAACGCAGGCGGGAGTTCCCAAGCAACATGAGTGATATTGTAGACAAGAAAGAGACGCTCAAAGAACTCTAGACACTGGAAGTTCTCTTCATCCATCTTTCTATTGAACTGCTCTTCAGTCGTTGTGCATGTGAAGACATCAGCTTGAGCTCTAAACCCGAGGCCTTTCGAGAAGTATGCTTCTTCTCCTAGAGCCCACCCCAGATTTTTGACACCCGGGTCTACTGCTAGGATCACCAACACTCCTTCTGGTTAGGAGCGTGTGCTGTCCAACACTGCTGACAGATCTCTGACTTCTGATCGTCTGAAAGATTGAACGCTACTTCACAGCTGAGGTGAATGACCTGATCATCGACATATTTGACTTCGTCTCCAACTTCAATAGCTTCGCCACACTCAGCTGCACAACGCCCACCGTACTTCGCTCTGAAAATGCTGCTCATTGTTTCTTACCCATCAGGACGAAGTCTCCTATCTTTGGACTGCCAACACAGGAATCTTGCGGTTAGATACTTGCATACTCCATTGTAGGGAGTTCACTCTGGAAGACCACTACAAGGGTTTTCCCTGTTTCACGTCTAAAACTGTCTATCTTTCGCTGAGAGTCAGGGTGCATCCAACCCTTAACTTCAACATAGATGTTAAATTCGGGTAGGTAGAAGTCTGGAAGGTACGTACACCAAGAAAGTCTGAACCGTTTAGGTTCGTACACCCATTTAATTCCAGCTTCGTCGAGTTCTCGAGCAAAGACTCCTTCGGAGTTCAGACAACGCATCCAGACACCGTTGTGGTAACCTGCGGAAGCTCCGAAGTTATTGTGCAAAGTGTTACGTCCTTCTTCCCACGCTCTCTTTACTCCATCAGAAATCTTCTGACGTTCTTCAACAGTATGAATGTGAGGCTTCTGACCCTTATGCCCTTCGGAATTCCTCTGCCTATGTTCCCCTGACTGCTTACGCCCTGTTAGAGCTTTGGAAATCTTCTCTTTTCGTTCTTCAGAAGCTGGACCTCGTTTTTGTCCTAGATTAGACTCAGAGATCTTCCGACGAGACTCTTGAGAAACTTCATGTCCCTTCAAAGACTCAACTCTCTTACGACGGACCTCACTATCTTCCCAGGTCCTCTTTGTCGACTCAGCAGTCTTTCGACGTGTCTCCTCTGAGTTAAATATCGAGTTGGGGTCTGCTCGAACCTTCTTCATAGTTTCTGACTGCTTTTTACGAGCTTCTTCTGAAATTACCCTCTTACCCATCTGGCCTCTCTCTAGGGTTCTTACTGAGCCAACATAAATGTCTTGCGGGGCAAGAGGTCATTTCTGCACTATTCAAGGCACAGCAAGCTTTGGGTGGCCTATCGAGAGCTACTGCTGTTCGAACGTTATCGAACTTCGTATATGTCTGCGATAGGAGATTATCGTTTCGTGAGTGATGATACTCTTTTAAGGTGTAGGGCCAGCCTGCTTCTGCTACGAGAAGAACGCCTTCAGAGTAGCCTAGACAGTCTTCTTCAAGAGAGAGCTGTATGTCCCACTCTAGCTTCATCTCTTTCTGTCTTGAGAACGCGTAGACGTTCTGTGTCTTCAATTCTACAGGTATCGTCTCACCATTCGGGTGATGAACGAGGAAGTCAAGTCGTCCTCTTACGTTATGCTGACGACTCCCGTACTCAACCTCGATGTCTTCTTCCTTGCAGAGTCCCATCATTGTGAACTGAGTCTGCATGATTCCGTGTATTGCGGATCCCATTGCGAGAGTCATTTCCGACATGACAGTTCGCTTCTCATGAATCAGCTTGTCAGCAAACTCAGGGTGGAACATGTACCACAATAATCTCTCGCCCATTAAAGGGTGTGTAGATGGGTGGAACTTTCCGTCACCAAGACCGTAGTACGGACTAGAATCAATCGTGATTGTGTACTCGTCTGGCCACTTTTGCGAGAGAACTCCGTGTTCGAAGAACGGCGTAATCTTGTCCCTCTGAGCTAGTCTCTTGAAAAGCGAGTCATACGCTGTCAATGAATGCTCCTAGATTCTTCAGAAGCTGTCTCAAGAAGATTCGATCTCTAGGGTTCATCTTCGAGTAAGATACGATATCAGTCAGATGCTCTAGATCGAGAGTCCACTGTCTCTTCTCAGACTCTGTCATTCTAGGCTTTTTGAGAGCTTCAAGCATCTCCGATAGATCATGCAAAGAAATGATCGCGTAGTCTCGTGGGTTTCGAGCATCTTTGGGCCAGAATCTCAGAGGGAGCAAGAATCGCTTCCCTAATTCAGCTGCTTTCTCTTCCCACTGTCTCAGGAGTTGAAGGCCTACTGAGAAGCTCTTTGACTCTGTATACTTGCAGTCTGCTATGAATCTGAATTCAGATTCTGAATAGTGCTTGTGATCGACAGCGTCACCGATATCATGAAACTTCGAGCCTGATGCGATTGTAGGCGATAGACCTAGAAGCTCTTGAACATCTGACTCATGATGCTCCCAACCACGAACTGTCACGAGTTTTCGTTCCTCACTGTCAGTTTCTCTAACTCTGTCATCTCTACTTCATCAACTTCAGCAGATGCTCGCCCACCATTTTCAGCGATGTTAACCATCAACTCGCTTGTTAGCGTTGCTCTCAAAGACTCGTCTTCTCTAACGGCATCAACCAGACGTCCTAATGATTGTATCTTTCCATCAGGTAAAGCTGGATGGTAATACCAAGCTCCCTTTTGGATACACACTTCCGTCAAGATTGAGAGACGAACAACTTCATCGACGCGATCAACACCAAACCCAAACTCATCAGTGTAGATGTTGTAGAACCAATAGAGGCCTTTTCGCTGTTCTACACCACCTGGCAAATGATTCTTGACTGCTTTCACAACAACCTTGAAACCTACACGGACATCTTCACCGTTGATCTTCTTGAAGACTTCTTCTCTAGGGACACGCTTAATCAACAAACGCAAGGCGCAAGCATGTTTCCAGGCTCGACCCCCTGGTGTGATGTGCTGATTATAGCCAGAAAAGTCCTCTCTGATTTGGTTAATTCCGAAAGTCAGGCACTTGTTGATGTGCGAATAGATCTCAGCAGTCTGAGCGAATCTCTGAACACCAAGAGCGTTTCCACCCATATTCGCTGTCTCGGCAGACTTGAGCTTCCCATCAGGCGATTGAATCGTTCTAATCGTCGGAGCTCCACCAATTGAATCGAATAGGCAGAAGCAAAAGTTGCCCGTCCCGACTGCATCTACATACATATCAGTCGCGTTTTCGATCGAAGTCGGCCACATGATGAGAACACGTTTCATTCGCTCTGCGCCGATTAGGGTCTCGACCCACGGGATTGTAAGCTTGTGCTCTACATCCAAAATCAGCGCGTATCTATCTTTGTTGTCTGAGTAGTCGAGGAAGTTGACCATCGCAGTTAGACCTAGTGTCGTCTTTCCGCTTCCCTCGCCTCCGGCAATTTCGATCACTCTATCTTGAGGGAGGCCGCCTCCAATCGCCAAATCAAGGGCGAGAGAACCACTGCTGATCATGGGATAGACAGGCACTTCATTGGCGAACATCACGCGATTCGAACCGTACTTCTTCTGAAGCTCACCGTGAAGCTCTAGAAGTTCCTTGCTAGGACCAGACACCTTATTTCGCTCTCATTTGACGGCGTATACTGATATAGGGGTGGTGGAAAGCTATTGAGACAATTAAAGACAAAGGTTATGTTGACTATTGGGTTTACGACTACACTTGATTAAGTAAGCTCACTGTCCTTCTTCTCGACCCACTCTTCGTCTTCCCAAACTTCAGTCTTGATATTGACTGGCCACATCTGTCGTTCAACCTCGATCTTAGCTAGCTCATCTCGACCAAGCTGCTTCTTCAACCAAAGCTGAAACGTTGACGTTTCGACCATACGTCGAAAAGCCTTCTTCTTGTTCTGAAGCTGAGAACGTTCCTCTTCACACTCACCTACTGCACCAGAGGCACGATGAACTATTCGTACTGCAGTATCTCTCTTATTTCGATTCTGCCCGCCTTTACCACTACCGCGTTTCGTCTGTACATCACAATCCGCAAGCGTGACTGAAAAGATCTTCTCGCCCTGAGTCATAACAAGTCCAATCTTTCGAGCGAAGAAAGACAGACTCCCTGCTCGAGTCTGATGCACATACAGGCTACGGGCACATCCATCTTGATGAAGAGCTTGTTCTGTTCGTAAGCATCTGGAAACACTGTGATATCATAGTTCTGGTCGTTCCACGTAACTCCTAAGAAGCACATATCATCGCCCTTCTTCGTTACGTGCTTTTTGATCTTCGTTATCGCTCCACCGATCACGACAGTCTCGTTTGGCCTCTTAGCTTCAACCTCTTCAGGGGACTTCACGCAAACGTTTTCGATCATACGAGTATATCTAGCCATCGGGTCTTCTGTAATAAATGACCCGACAAGCTCCTTCTCAATCTCAAACACGACCTTTGGGTTCGAGAAGTCAAACATAGGGAACTCTGCTTTGTGACTTACGAGATACTGCTGAATGTACTCTGACTTCTGCTCATGAGTCCACTCCTTCTGTCGCTTCGGAGTGATCGTTTGATACGCTTTGTACTCGTAGTACTGTTCTAGAAGATCTCTCCGTGATCCAAATTGATCAAAAGCTCCAATCTTGATCAGATTCACTGCTGGAGACTTCTTCTTTGCTCCTAGACCAGAAGCTCGTTCCAAGAAGTCATCAAAGTCCTTGAATGGCCTCTTCTCGAGGATGTCCTTGATCGCTGAGTCACCTACTTGCATGATCGTATCGAGACCGTAGCGAATTGAGTCCCCTACAAGGGTGAATTTGCGATTCGACTCATTCACATCTGGAGGCAAGATCTTGATCCCATTCTTCCGAGCTTCTCTCAGATAGAGTTGAGTCTTCTCATCATCAGTGATCAAGAGAGCAGACAAGAACTCGAGATAGTAGTAATGCTTGACCCACACTTCCCAAGCAGTAATGAGGGCATAACCAACAGCATGGCTGTTATTGAAACTATAGACTCCTGAAGCCTTGAGCTGATTCCAGATGTTCACTGCACACTCACGCGGAGTCCATCTCTCATCATCATTCTGGGTAATGAATTCAGGGTTGTTCAAGCACCCTTCAACAAACTGAGGTTCAAGCTTAAGCATTTCATCATAGAGCATCTTGCCCATAATCTTGCGGACCTTCTCAGCCTCATCGACTGTGAACCCTGCAAGTTGTTGAACAACCTTGATCCCTTGCTCTTGGTAGACCATAATCCCGAAAGTACGTCCTGTGATGTCCTCCATCAAGGGGTGTGGAAGCTGAACAACTTCTTCACCGTCTCGTCTGCGTAGATAGACATTGAGCATGCCTGCTCGAACAACACCCGGTCGGTTCACTGAAATCAAGTCAGCTACTTCCCGTTCTGACCTCGGCTTGAACTTCATACTGAATTGACGTGTGCTGGGCGCTTCGAGCTGGAAGAGGCCTAGAGTATCTCCTCGATCGACTTGTGGCCAAATCGCAGGATCACAGTACTCTTTGTCGGTGAAGTTATAGTAGTCGAGCCAAACTCCGTGTCGTTCCTTGATAAGCTGTCTTGCTACCTCGAGAGTGTCTAGATGTCGAATTCCGAGGACATCAAATTTGATCCCCCCACTCTCTTCGGTTTCATAGGCATCGAACTGGGTGGAGAGCATCCCACCTTTGATTCGGGTGGGCAGGTTTCCTGAAAGGGCTGTAGAGGAGATAACCAACCCTGCTGCATGTGTTGAAGACTGACGGACAGTTCCCACCATCTCGCTCATCTTCTCAAAGAGTTTTGGGTACTTCTTCATCCAAGGGTCAAGGTTCTTGCCCTGCTCCTCCAAGATCATATCCCATGTGATCTCCATATTAGCTGTGTCAATATCAGCAGTCTCAGAGATGATCTTCGACATTGCAGCTTTGTCTTCCCAAGAGATGCCCATAGCTCGGCAAAGATCGGCTAGAGCGCCCTTTGGTTTCAGTGTTGAGCGTGTCCCGATAGCGCAGACATGATCTTCCCCGCCGTACTTCTTCGAGAGGTAGTCCTTCAGATGAGGTCGTTCTGACTGCTGGAAGTCCAGATCGATATCAGGCCAATTCTTTCGAGATGGACTCAGGAATCGTCCAAAGAGAAGGTCGTACTTCAGAGGGTCAATCTCAGTGATATCCATCAGGAAGGCCACAAGAGAGCCTCCTGCTGACCCTCTAGAGGGACCAACGAGCATAGACTTATTAGGCTGATCCTCAAAGAGTGTCGGCCTAGCTCCAATGAACTCTAGATATGACCCAGACTTAGCAGCCTTGCAATAGTCAGCGACAATATTGAAGTATCCACTAAAGTTCTTGCTCGTAATGAGATCAACTTCTTCTCGCATTCGCTGACCATAGACATCAACATCGAGTCCAGCCTCTTCGACCTTACGCTTAAACCCTGCTTCGACATGTCTCAGAAAGAGCTGCTTGTCTCCTTCATCAGTACCTGTCAGTCTTGGCATCTCAAGGGTCTGACCAATTTCAAACTCTTCACATGAGTTGGCAATCTCCCACGAATTGTTGATAGCTTCTTCAACAACTGACCTTGAGATCCCATGCTTCGACATCCAGAAAAAGAGCTCCTCATCGCCCATGATGTGAGCTGCTGCTTGACCCTTATCCAGCTGATCAAGAGTACTCGTTCCCATACCCCAGACGAGCTGATGGTTCTCCCAATGCTCTGGAAAAGCGTAGTGAGCATCATTCACTACAACCAGAGGGACACCAAGCTCCTTCGCAAACCTGACCTTTGCTTGATTCAAGAGAGTCATCTCTCGATTGAGCTGAATGTCCTTCTCTGTCTGTGGGTCGATGATCTGAAAAGTATGGAGCTCCATGTAGAATCGATCACCGAAAATATCGAGCAGAATGCCTAACTGTCTACGAGCTTCGTTTTCATCACCAACAAGAACTTGTCGAGCGAACTCTGTAAGCAAGCAACCATCAGAAGCGTAGAGGCCTTCTCCATGCTCTTTCATCAACTTCGGATCAGCGAGAGGCTTTCCATAGAAGTTTTCTTTGCGATAGGCCTTTGACGACCACGCCCACAGATTCGAAAGGCCTCTCCGATTCTGAGCAATCAGAGTAATGTGGGAGTTCTTTTGATTCTTCGTATCTCTTCGCTCTTGAATATCTGAGACCCAATATCCCTCCATCCCCAGCAAACTCTTAATATCGAGTTTCTTGCAAGAACCTACGAACTGTAGGTGGCCACCAACTTCACCATGGTCCGTCAGAGCAACAGCATGTTGGCCTAGGTCCTTAGCTCTCTGAGCTATATGGTCTGTCTTAGCATATCCATCGAGTCAAAGAAACGAATGTTCGCTGTGAACGTGGAGACCCACCTGTTTCGAACTACTCGTCAATTAAACCACCTCCTGACAACTCCCGCTCGTAAAGAGCTATTGTATTGGGTGAGCAGTTTTCCGGAGGATGCTCAGCCTCACTATCCTCACCCTAGCGGTTTGTCCTTGTGAGACTACGTCGCTAGAGACTATTGGAGGTCACTTGTTGTCGAGAAGAGCTGCTCGCAAGCTAGACGGGACTGTCGTTCCGCCTTCTGGATTCTGAGTAGTCTCTTTCTTGAACTCATCGAATCCCGAAGTCGCTTGAGCTTCATCAGAAGCAGTTGGACTTGAAGCACCGAGAAGAGCTTTGATACGACCTTCAGAAGCTTGTCCTTTGATCCACTCAGGCAAAGTCATGGGGCAATAGAGATAACGCTCTGGATCATCCTGCGAGTGAGTCTTCCCGTATCCGTAAGCAGTCTGAACTGCTTCGGCTTCCCGCATTTCATCGATCGGATCACACGGGATAATCGTGTACGAAGTGTCAGAGCCTGCTCCGACTCGCGTAATCTCATAATCGCGATCGCAGATCGTCCCGTATCGGGAGAAGTAACCAACGACAGGGGCCCAGAAGTTGCGATAGGATTGGGAGATGACACCAAAGTATCGCGAATTGAACTTCTTCCCGTCAATCTCGATCTGTTCGAAGTGGTCTGTGACGCCCTGAACGACCTTACCGTTCACGCTGATTGGAGTCTCTTCACGAAGGACAGCTACACCAACTGTCCTCTCTCTTGCCTTCGGAGTCTCGAGAACTCCGCCTTCGCCCTTCGACTGGCCACCATACTTCAAGACCCAGTCTTCGTCTCCAGCACCAACGAGTGGAGCAACAGGAGCACTGAAGTTCTTGCTGTCCTTCCCGATGACATAGTCGTACCACTCTGTCGTGATGACTTCGTCAGTCAAGAAGCGAACGATCTTCTTCTCTCCGTCCTTCCACCCGATGTAGCCCAGATACCCTGTGTTGTCAAAGGACGAGTTCTTGGCCTTCTCGATCGCGGACTTTACGGATTCGAAACCAGACTTCATGAAATTGACTCCTCAATTGCTTTCTATTATCGGACGTAAGTGTCCTAAATACTCAACATGAGCTCTTTGATTATAGTTACTTCAAAGTGGGGTTTATAGAGGGACACTAGATTTCTTAGTCAAGACGGAGAAGAGAGCGAATGCATTCGCAGAAGACGGAAACCACCATCGTGGGATTACGAACATATTCGCTGACTCGATCCAGAAGGGTTGCTTGTCATCAGATAGGACTACCTTCACTCTACTCGAAAAACTGAAGATTGGTGCAACTTGCACTAGGAACTTGTACCACCACTGAGCTACGAGCTCATCGCCCTCTTGGTAGTTGAACGCATAGAAGTGGTACAGAGTTCTAGGTTCTTCATCTACTTCTAGCGTAATCTCTCTGAGGATTGACTCATCTTTGTCACTAGGCTCCCTGAAATGATAACCCTCTGGAGTCTGATGATAAAGCGTTCTTGTCTGATGCGTTAGTAGAATCTTTGAGATCCACTTCGTACGCTCAAACTTCTCTGGACTTGGTTCCCAGCCATCAGGGTGATACTGTCGATACCTCTTACGAACTGCTCGTCGTATCTCATTCTCTGAAGCATTCGGAGCGATTCCTAAAAACGCATAGAACTTGTTCGGGTCTCGTGTATTAGGTGCTACTCGTGACAGCTCTCGACTGCAACTTGGATACCCTACTCCTGGAAAGTCTGTTAGTGACGAGTCGTAGAGTGTTGAGTCTTCCATCAGTTAGAGCGGAGTCTTCTCTGGAGGCAAGTCTCCTCCTGAGGACTGCTCCCTCTTTGCAACGATCTCACTCATTTGCTTCTGTCTCAAAGTCTCATCACCCTGTAAATTGTCAGTGAGTTTGTCTGCTACTCCTTGAGCAACCTTGTCATGAGTAGACACAAGGTAAGTACGACCGTCAGGGTAAATCTTGACTACCTGTCCATTTGCTTTCGTTACGAGCTCATAACCTTCATCAGTCATTTTTGTCCTCCATACTGAGCAAGCTTCAAGAATGCTGGAGAAGCAGACTCGAGTTTCGCTTGAACTTCTTCGATTGTATCAGAGTCTGCTAGATCCTTCTTCTTCTCAGGTTCAACAACTCTGACTCGACAGTAATTATAGAGTGACTGTACGAGCAATCGCTCCCCCTTGTACCCTGCATCATCTCGATCCATCCAAACGATCACTTCATCGAACGACCTGAGGAGTTGAGCTTGATTTTTCGTAACTCCTCCACCAAACGTCGCTACAACATTTTCGAGCCCTAGGGAGTACGCTTTAGCAACTGACATCGGTGACTCTACAACGAGTACTGACTTCTCTTGAATTGCTCGATCGTAGTTGTAGAGGGTGTGTGACTTCGGAAATGAGATGTTTGACTTATACTTCGGAATCTGGGTCAGAGTCCCTGGCCACAAGGGGCTCGATGGAATTGCTCGCTTCTGCCAACCTACTAGCTTCCCTTGAAAGAAGTGGGGGAAGACAAGTCTGTTGTCTTCTGAGTCCCATCCAATCATCAGACGTGACGAAGCTTCGAGGGATACACCTCGATCTTCTCTGAGATAGGGATGGGAGACAAGCCAAGGCTTGAGGATCCGTTCTGAATATGAAGGTAACTCAAGAGAATAGACTTCTTTCTGATCAAAAAGTCTCTCGAGTTCCTTCTTGAAATTCTCAGGATCCTCTGAGACACTTCCTGATAGAAAGGGCTGAATAAACCGTATAATCTCAGAGAAGTATTCTTTCTTCTCCATCTTCATAATGAAGTGAAAGATATCGCAACTTAACCATGAGTAACAGACATAGAGTTTATGATCGAGGTTCATTACTGCAGAGGGTTTCATATCGCCATTAGTGTGGTGTCTCTCTACACGATCTAGCAGACACGAGTGAAGTATCTCCGTAGTCCCGTCTCCGAAGATCTTCTCGCTAGTGTTCTCTGCACCGTAATAGTCGAGCACATCTCTAGGGTTGATACGGTTTTTGTACTCCTTGTAGAGAGCTCGATCAGAGAGGTGTTTGAGCCCAAGCTCCATCTCTTCTCCTTCTCGCTCTCAGTCGCCTGTCGCATGCAAGTCTACCAGTTGAAAGATGTCTGAAGAGGGTTTTGACCCTTTTCGTCCTCACGAGCTCATCTTTGCAGAAGATGCAGAAGACACCACGATCAAGAATCTCATCCTCGCCGAGAGCGACTTCATACTCGATGCGATTCATTCGTCTATCTCTTCGAGAACACTGATCTCTGTTCGATCTTGGAGTCTCCAATTTAGCAACCAGGATCTAAGATCTGAACGTCTTGAACCCATTATGTCAAGACGAACCGCATTATTGACACGCATCTGAGGTGTACGTGAAAGTCCTAGAGCGATGTCGACAGTTTGCTCAATCTGTGACGAATTAGCAATCTTCCACATCTCAGGACGCTTTTGGCCTTCCATCGAAGAGCGTCCTTGCTGAACAGCTAGGAGGCAGGGAATCTTCCCTACTGAGTCATTCGAGATCTCGTTCCTCAGCTCTCGGATGATGTCTCCATGCTTCATCGTATCTGCTCGTTCTCCAGAGTACTTCTTCTCTGAATCCATCCACGAAAGCTGATCAATGAGTATGTAGTCCGCTTTGAGCTGTCTTGCTCTCCCAACCATCTCTGTAACTGTTCTGTCGCCTTCACGTGGTCGATGAACATGTAGAGGGCCTAAGTCCTCGAGAAGATCTTGACTTCTTCGAAGCTGACTCATCTCTTCAAACGAGAGTTGAGAGTGAATCAAACGATCATACGAGACACCTGAAGCAAAAGCATCGATCCGATCCTCCATCTCTGTCTTCAGAAGCTCAAGTGTAAAAACGATTGGAGTGAATCCTAGCTTGCGGAGGGCAACCGCAACGAAAGCCAAGAAGAAGCTCTTCCCACTCTTGGCGTACGCGGAGAGAACTGCAAGTTCACCAGGTAGGGTTCCGTGGGTGTGATCATCGAGTTCAGTGAGTCCATAAGGGAGGCCAAGCCCGTGATTGTCTAATCTCTGCTGATATCGAAGTCTCCTCTCCTCTTTGTTCTCGCTGATATCAACTTGATCGTACCTCGGAGCTACAAGCTGAGTTGATCTGTAGGACTCTCTCCAGAGCGTTGTCAGCGAACCGATCGGATCTTCATGAATCGTCTCAGCTGCTGAGACCATCAACTCTTGAGCTTGATTCGCAGCGTATCTCTTTTGGATCGACTCTACGAGCCAATTGAGTGGGACTTCATCATCTGGATCTTCGAGCAAGAGGGAGGGGTACTCGTAGAGGAGAATCTCTCTTGTTGGGATGAGCTCCATGTGATTCTGTCGCCAAAAATCAGCGATGAATCTGTAGACTTCCCTCAATTGCGGATCAGAGAAGCATTGCTCTCGGAGGCCTTTGTCCCAACATTCTAGGACATCAGACGATGAGGATAGCTTTGAGATAAGCTTGTGCTCTATCTGCATTAATACACCCGACTTCGTCCCCAGTTACATCTCAGACAACTCGGGACTAGATTCTCAGGATCATTGTTTAACTTATTACCATCAAGGTGATCAGTAAAAATTCCCTTGTGTCCTCCCCACTCAAGCAGCTTTCCGCAATTCCAATGACAGTAGTGTGGTCCTGGACCGATCTTATCATACAAGACCATACGATGTTCAGCGAGGTCACCATTAGATGGGGAGAGGGGGTGTGTATAGATCCCAGTTAAGTATCTATACCCTTCTGGATCGAGATAAGAGCCTGCTGCATCACCTCTACCACGTTTCCCCATTCTAGCTTCAGAAGCAAGTTGCCTCCTCTCTGGTGTCCACGAGCGCTTCCGCATCTCTGATATCAAGTCTCGTGTCTCTTGTGAGGGAGGACCTCGTCTTCTCCCCTTGTTCGCTGCACTAATCTTTTGTTTCGTTTCTTCAGAACAAGGACCTCTTTTAGGGTTATGCTTCTTGCATGTACAACCCTCTTTACACTTCCAAGTCTTCCCTGCAGAACTCATCAGACAATTGGCCTTGTCTCACCTCGAGCAATTTCGTCCTTCGTCCTCAGATTCGCCTTTGCTCTGAAGTCTTCGCCATCGAGTGTGTATATGATCGAAGACTCCTTCAAGAGACTCAGAATCGCAGACCCGTACCCTGTTTCGAGCTCTTCTTCATCAAGGTTTGTAGTCAAGAGAGTAGGCCGACCTCCCTGAACCCTCTGTCTCAGAATGCTATCAAGAGCAGACTCTGCTAAGTTGCTCTTTGTTCTCAACTCCCGACTCAGATCATCTAGCAACAAGACTTCTGAGTTGATGAACTTTCGCCTGAAGAACTGTCTCTCTTCGTTATCGTACCACCCAGCAGTGAGTGTGTCTACAGTATTAGCGAAGGTCGTAGCATAGCATGTGTATCCCTGCTTGACGAACTCTTTCAGAACGAGATTCGACAGAAGCGTCTTCCCAACACCGTACGAGCCTACGAACATCAGTCCTACGCCCCGTGAAAGGTATTCGTGATTCGAGATGTACTTCGCTAGTTGACCGAGAATCTCTTTGCTACCCTCGAAGTCTACCCAATCGAGTCTTTGGTATGTGACTCCAATGCCCGCTGAGAGGTAGTGTTTGTAGAGCTGCAACTGTAGCTGACAATCACACTCATGCTCTTTACCCTGCCATGTGTACGTCTTCTTTGTGAGACAGGTTGGACAAAACTTGCTAGGATCATCTTTAAGGGTCGGGTTCTCTCTTAAGAGACGGTCCACCTCATCCTGTGACAGGTACCGTGTCCTGATATCCATCCTAGAGTTCCCTCGCGAATCCCGACCATTGCTTCTCTTTGGGCTTTACTTCTGACTCTCGCTTAAGCTGCTCCTGGAGCTCTGTGTACATAATGTCTGTCCACCACTTGCAGGCTTTCTGAAAACTGAGGAAGTTGATCAGCTTACCGTCGTATTTGCCTTGATACTTCCAGAAGACCCACTTCACGATCAACCCTGCATCTTGACCGTAAGTCTTCTGAAGTCCCCTAAATACAGCACGTTCCTTTGGAACAGAAGGGTCTGTTACGAGTTTGACCTCGTGCACCTCTTTCATGTATGTCGTGATGTACGAGATCAGGTCTCCTGGAGTCATGTCCTGAACTCTCTTCTTCATCAACTTTTCGAGCGGATCTAGCTCACTAAAAGACACTCTCTCTCCTGTTTTTACACTTACGAACTCAACTCTTGGGTACAACTCTCGATGATGCTACTCTTTGACAGCAGATAGTATAGTATCTCTGTCATTGTTTGAAGTACGAGGTCTTCTACGAATCGACTGTTCGCAGATCTTCTTCAATGCATACGAGTAGTCCCTGATTCTCGCTTGTGTCATGATGCTCATATCACGAAGACACTTGCCAGTCTCTTCGATCAGAACAACAGAGTCACCCTTGATCAGAAGATCCCGACACTGATCCTCAGCAGTAGAGAGCTGGATCCAACCATCTTTGTCAAACCCTGTAATGAAGCCATCAACTTCTTCTCCAGTTGACAGTAGGATCCGAAGTTCTCTCTCGTACGCTATACGCCGACTCAGGAACTTCTGCAACACTTGATCGCTATCGAGGGCAACATCTACTGTTTCGGCCACACTCAACTCGCTACTATTCCACGCAGACTCTGTCATTCGTTTTGTGTTCTTTCGAGTAGTTTACGCGCCCAGCGAGTATCTTGATACTCTCCAGTATAGAGTTTAGAAGTCGATGCAGTCATGAAAATGATCTGAGCAACAGCTGCCCCCTTCTGTATCATACACATATGCTTCACACTGACTGTCATCCCACAATAGCCTTCGTACCCAGAGTCGTAGAGTCCAGGCTCTCCAGAGGCACCAGACTTCGCCATCGACGAACGCATCACTGAAATTGCGCAGAGCTCTTCAGGCATTTTGACTGTCTCAACGAACTCTAACTGATAGAGATGGCCAGGCCAGAGGCTGTACCAACCATCAGACCCAGTCCTGATCTCTTTGTACTGAGGCAAGATCTTACGACCATCAGCGTAGAGCTTGATGCCTCCACAGATCTCGTAGACTACATTAGTCCTCAGATCGTAAGAGTTGGGCTGTACATTGCTCTTGTCATGATCGAAGAGAACTGTATCGAGTAGTGTCGAAGGGTCTACAATCATTCCTGACCTTCTTCAAGGGAGATACATGCATCTGCCATGATCGAGATCGCTTCCATAATCGATCTATCAGAAACGATCAGGGGAGGACTCATTCTCAAGATCGAAGAGTTATTCAACTTGAAATGCATCAGAAGACCTCGTGTAAGGCACCTCTTGAAGAAGACTTCAACGAAGTCTTGTCCCTGCTCTTCAGTGTTCAGGATGAGACCTTGCATCAACCCTGCACCCTGAGAACCCTTGATGTACTGAGGAAACTGTTCTGCTAGCTCTGCAACCTTGTCATGCAGTAGGACTCCGACCTCTTTGACATGCTCCAGAAGACCATCATGAATGAGTTCAACAACTGCTACGCCTGCGGCCATCACAACAGGATTCCCGCCAAATGTAGTCAAATGAGACAAATTCGGAGTCTGAAGCTTCTCGAAGTTCGTCTTACTCGAGACTACTGCACCAAACGGGAGGCCACCACCACCTGCCTTGCCTAGACATGTGATATCAGCTTCAACTTGATACTGCTCTTGAGCTAGAAAAGTACCTGTACGGCCGTACCCTGTCTGAATCTCATCGATGATGACGACTCCGCCTGCATCTCGTACACGCTTAACAAGCTTCTGCACCCAATTTACTTCGAGCGGGATACACCCTGCTTCACCTTGTACTAGTTCTAAGATCACTCCAGCATACTGTTCATACAGATCTTCTCGTCCATCCCAAAGATCACCTGGAGTCAAGAATGTCGTCGAATCGTCTACAAAGAACCCCTGCTTGTACTCGTCTTTCCACGAGACACTCATCGCACCATACCCACGACCGTGAAAGCCGTTCTTCAGAGCTAGCATCGGCTTACGATTCGTGACTTTTCGCGTTATCTTCAGAGCTAGATCGACCGCTTCATTGCCTGAGTTCACGAAAAAGACTTGCTGTGGGTGATCATCTTTGGGAGGGAACTTCGCTGAGAGCAGCTTCGCATACTCAACCTGAGGCCCCTGAACATGCTCTCCATAGACCATCGAGTGGGTGTAGAAGCTTAACTGCTCTCGAATCTTCTCAGCTACAAAGAAATTCGCATTCCCGACATTGTTAACGCCGATCCCAGCAGTGAAGTCCAAGAACGAATTCCCATAAGCGTCCCAGAGGTAGACAGAATCCGACTTTGAGATTGGGAACTTCAAAGAATGATCTGATGTCTGAGCGACATACGTTAGAAAGTCTTCTTCGAGAAGGTTAACGTGTCGATCGATGATCCCACGATTACGCTCCCGAAATCGTTCTTCTTGTTCTCTCTGTTCATCTTCAGTAAGCTCTTCTTCTACATTCTCTGTCATAGATCGAATCCTACCTCTCGTCCCCACACGGGAATTAGCGACATACCATCATGCTTCCATCTCTTTGTTGGAGACTGGGCAGACCCTGGCCTTGCTATTCTTGAAACTCCAAGGTTGAACAATCTCTGAGATACATAGTCAAAAGAGTTCGAAGTCGCGAAGAGGGTTGCTGAAGACAGATATCTCCCTCTTGACTCCCACTCATTCAACACATCTTCAAACCGACACGGGACTATGACTGCTGTGCCATTACCACTGCCTATCGTATCAAACGAATCGGTTGTCTCTCTTAGAAAGACACCCTGATTTTGGTAGAAGTCTACTCCTGACTGGACCATCTTTGCGGAGAGTTGAGCGACTCGATTTGTTGGAATAGTACGCTTATCAATGTAGCAATCTCGCTCTGAAACGAGGCCCTCTACAAAGTAGCGATAGCTTTTGAGGCCACTCCCACTACCTACAATGTAGAGTACAGACGTATTCAGGCACCCTGTTCCATCATAGCTAAAGAAGTCCTTCGCATACTCCTGAACAAATCGCTCAACGTAGTCCTCTTGTTCAGGGTAGATAAAATGAACTCCGATTGAAGTCTTCGATCCATACTTCACAACTCGAGTTCGTAGATCTAACTGCTGTTCATAGAGCTTACATGTCTCGTCTGAGCCGTAGAGAACAGCTAAATCAGGATCTACTGACTTCGCCCACTTCAGCTTCTCTTCATGCTTCTCAAATGGACAAACTGTTATCGGGTATCCCTGCTCGATGAGCAGCTCAATGAAACGTTGTCCTAACCAATCTCGACGACTTGAGATGATGTTCAATCTCTCAGGATTCGTTAGAAACTGATAACACACAGCTTCGATTGTTGAGATCGAGCCGTTCCCAGGAGTCACGAGAAGTTGTTGTTTGAATGGAACCCACTCCGTTATTGGAGGCCTCTGTGACCAAGCGTACTCTAGCTTCTCTGGAATTGCAGATAATGCAGAACTATACTCACTCCTACAGTTGGACTCCCCGAAGCCTCTCACAGCATCGACAATAACTCTTATCACCTCATTGCCCTCTCTGCTGTAATCGAGCAACCCTTTACTTCTGCATCTCGAACGCGACCTAGAGGCCTGATATACTGTCTGTTGTCCCTCTTCATCAACTCTATACGATCTTGAGACAAAATCGCACAACAACTCCAGACATTCGCAAGATCGTAGAAAGCCGCGACTCCGTCTGGAGAGTCCTCATTTGTGAGTGGGTCAATGATTCGCACACGAACCCAAGGAGGGACATACCACCACTCTGAACCGTCAAGATAGAAGTTCCAGAAGTGAGAAGAGAGTTCGCTCATCCCGTACTCATTGACGCAATGTCGAAGATCAATTCCAAGTGTATGGTAAGCCTGATCTAGAAACTCTCCTCGAGAGCGATCACGAACTATGCCTTTGTAACCCCCTGTATCGAGCACACTAGAACCCTCAGGGAGCTGAAAACGAGCATTTAGCTCCTCGAGTTTGTCAAACACACTTGCAATCGCATACGAAGTCCCAACTAGACGCATCGGGACATCTTGATCCTCGTGAAACTCGATAAACTCAAGCAAGCTGTCGTACTCTACTACGAAGCGATCTTTCTGTTCGTTCAATCGAATAGCATTACACCAAGCATTCGTAAAGTCCAGCGACTCAGTCTTTTGCCCTACATCAAAGAAATGAGCGAGACTCGAATTCTGCCACTGATCGCTAGTCGGGATAAAACGATAGGTCTGTAAGGGCTTCCTGTTAGGGTTACTGAATTGGGGGACCCTAGCTTTCCAGAGCTTCTCGATTACTAAGTCGTAGATCTTCGTATCAGACAGAAACGTCTTCGAAATCTTGCCTGAAGTCCCAGAAGAGTGCCAACACCGCTCTTGATCATGAGCTTCATACGAACGCATCTCAAACTCTTTAAAAAACTGCACTGGAATCAGAGGGAGATGTCTATAGTCAACAGGATAGAAACCTGCAAAGAAGCTATCGAAGTACTTCTTCATCACTGGATTGTGCATCATCTGCTCTGCATACAGATCACAGAAGACTTCGTTGAAAGTGACTTCACTACTATTCGAATATTTGATGAAGTTTTCGACTCTTGTTAGAACACTCTTGTCCAACGTACTCTCTTCCCTACACTAGCTTTGCGAAAGCTGTTCGCTCACTCTCATCGACACCGAGAAGTGATTGAGTTTGGAGATTCAGCCTCACTTCGAGTCTGTCTTCGAGCATCCACGAAATCAGCTCTTGCGGATCGAGCTTCTGCCAAACGACTCCCATGAAGAACGTGCCTTCGAAGACTGTATGATAGTCTCTGACTACTTCTCTCGCTTCGAAATAGTCTCCTCGTGTCCCGATGACGAATTTGATGCTATCGCGAGGGTTTAAAAGTCTGAAGTTCTGTGTCTTGAACTTCCCACCTTCACCTGAAGACTCAAGCTTATAGTCCATCACGTACGAAATGACTCCAGGTGGAGAAGACCGCGGCATATCGAGGAGGAACTCATCTCCTGGAGTGACCTGGGTCCCGTTTGTGAAGACTTCGATATCTTGGCCACGCTCAAGCAGTTCGCGAATCACTGGACGAAGTCGGGTGAGCTGCAGTAGAGGTTCTCCGCCAGTCAGGCAGATGTTCTGGGGGTAGTATGGAATCTTCTCGAGCAACTCATCAGCTGTCAAGAGAGACGAGTTTCCAGGCTGATTGAAGATCTGCGGAAAGACCGAATGAGGACTATCGCAACCTGTAACTGTCTCACCATTCGGGAGCTCTGTAACTACACCCCAGCCAGAGCATGTCAGATTGCAGCCTGCAGTTCTCAAGAAGAGAGTCGGTTGACCGACCTTTGGTCCCTCACCTTGCGTTGAAAGGAAAAGCTCGCTGATGCGGATCTTTGGTTCAATCAACTCATCGACTCCTCGAGTACTTCAGCTCCACAATTGATGCATTGCCACACTGTATCACCATCTCGTTCATCTAGCAGTCGAAGCTGATGATCATAGGACTCTCCACACTCATCGCTAGACTCAAGAACTTCCGTTTCGTCATAACTGCTACTGTCTTGAAGAGTCATAGTAGTATTATAGATTATGGAGGCCCTGTCTGAAGTCAGCTCTTGGTGTGAATAGAGTACCTTCCTCAAGCTGCTTCTTGAAGGAGTTCAACTCATACTCTTCGAAGAAGTCAATCAAAAGCTGCACGTTTACTGGGTTGTACTGGAACTCATGATCTTCAAGTTGATAGCTTCTCTCTGGAGTCGCTTCCCCTGGCAGCTTGATCATGCGGTAGTTCTCATGAATATGTCGTTCAAACCCCTGCATCGCTGGACTATTCGCGATTACGTTGTCAAGGGTCCCGAATTCTTCGAGCAGCTTTCGAGACTTAGCAGGTCCGTAACCCTTCAATCCAGTCAAGTTGTCAGACTGGTCCCCTTCAATCGCCCAAAGCTCTGCTAAACGATGCGGAGGGAGCTTGTACTCATCGATCACAGACTGATATGTGTACGTCTGCTCATTGGGCTTGGTACCTGACATCGACGGCTTAACCACTGTCACTGGATAGGGATCAGGTTGTCGCACTAATTGTCTCAAGTCGTGGTCAGCCGTGATGATACTGATAGGCGTCTGGTCACGCAAGGAGAAGACACAACCCGCTATGAGGTCGTCTGCTTCAATGCCCTGCTCCTTGAACGAAGAGACACCTGAGAGGTACAAGTACTCTTCGAAAAGCTGGAACGTAAGCTGAAGCTCACCAGGCTCTAAGTACGCAGGCTTAGGACGATCTCCCTTGTAGTCGCTTCGGAGAGCTGTGCGAAAAGTTGATCGTCCGTAATCCCAAAAGCAAAGTACGTGAGTAGGCTTCAACTTCTGGATGTACGTGTTGAACGTACGAATCGCTCCGAAAATCCCGCCTGTTGGGACTCCTTTAGAAGAAGAGAGACCTGACTTCATCATCCCAGCATGTGCTCTAATTACAACATTGTTGCAATCAAAGACGAGGAGAAGGTCAGAGTCAGACACGATTCCACACTGGCTCTACTCTTGGAGATACTTCAGAATTGACTTCTGCGAAACGATACATAGCTTCGATATCACCACAGGCTTCGATGTAGAAGAAGAGGTTTCTACGCGCTACTTGCAACTGTTCTTCAGTCCACTCTACTTCAAAATCGAGAGCGTCCCAGTTCTTTTCTGCTGACTCTCCGAAGCTCCATGTTCTCTCTGTACTAGCAGCAGCAAAGGGCGCAGTTGTATCATTGCTTCGAATCCAGTTTCTCGCTGAAGAATACTGGTAGGCCTTCAGCTCCTTCAAGTTGTTCATTCCAAGCAAATGAACTGGTTGGGAGAGGAGCTGTAGCTTTTGAAGATAACGAACAAGATTGAGTCGTCTCTTTGCCCTCTTTACAGTTCGTGTATCCTCATCAAAGACCAGCGAGAGTCCATCATAACTCTCGAGCGTATCAAGGTTCGTGACTTGCAGGAACCCATCACTCGGGACATCGAAGTCGATGTCGTAGGGGATACCCAGTACACTATACTTCCCCCAAGCATAGAACTCACGCAGACAGTAGAGATACTCTTCTAGCGTTTCGCCCTGAGCAACGACCATGAATCTAGGACTACTAGCTTCTGAGACATCTTTGAAGAACGTGTCATAGAAGTCAAACGTGTTCTTGAGAGTTCGATCGCTATCTTGAAGAACATCAGGCAAAATCAACTCTTGTGGCTTGATCTCGTTCGACAGATCAAAGAGCGATTGACCAGTCATCCCGGCACCTAGTTCATCAGCCGCATTATCGAGAATGACATCTCTCGAGTGTTCTAGAGCCCTACGCTTGAGCCACTCTCTATAGTCTCCACTCTTTTGAGCTTCATGAGCAAGACCATAGAGCATACTCCCTACATTCAAGTAGGTGTAGTTGAAGGGCGCATTTACAACGGATCTCAACTTACACCTGTCCAAGAATCGAAAGGAACTCTGTCTTCACGCCATCGTGGTTCGTTGCGAAGAGTCCACGAACAGCTGATGTCCGGGTTTGCGAACCAGTCGCTTTGATACCACGAAGACTCATACACATGTGAGCTGCTCGCATCACAACGATCACACCTTGAGGCTTCAAAATCTCATCTATCGCTGTTGCAATCTGATCTGTCAGGATCTCTTGCACCTGTGGACGAAGCGCGTAGCCCTGAACGAGTCGAGGGAACTTCGAGAGTCCGACGATTCTGAATGGCCCACTGAAGTCTTCTTCACTCACTGGGCCTGGGATGTACCCGATGTGACACACGCCTAGGAACGGGACGAAGTGATGTTCACAAATTGAATTGAAGGGGATGTTGTCTACAATGACCATGTCATCGTGAGGAGCAGTGAATACCTTCTTGAGATGCTCACGTGGGTCCTCATTAAGACCTGAAGTCATCTCAAGCCAAGCTTTTGCAACTCGAGCAGGAGTCTCTCGCAAGCCTTCACGTTCTACATCCTCGCCCAACAAAGACAGGATCTCTTGGAAGTGGTACTCCATCTTGAGACGACTGTCAATCACTTCTGGTGCTTCACTCGACTCTAGTAAACCCACTGATTCATCATCTTCTAGCGATCTATACACTAGTTGCTACCCTCTCTTGGATCATCGTCCACAACTCGTCTGTTGCTACATGCATATCTGGATCGAGTTCAACTGTCTCAAGAGTGGACCCCTCTGGAGCAGGACTCATGTGTAACTTCTCAAAGTGATACAGGATGTGTCTGTCAACATTGAACTGATACGTTCTATCTCCAAGACGATCACCATCTGCTTCTGGTGGGAAGTCAGGGTGTGGGGGCTTGTAACCAAGGACGTCCCAATACAGATTCACATCCTCTAGCATCCAGTCGTAGAAGAGGTTGTAGACTCCCTGAAGTCTCGACTGTCTCAAGTCCATCGAACGAGTAGGATTCGCATGTTGGCGAATCTCTTCAATCGCATCTCGTGTATACGAAAGCTCATCGAGACAGCAACGATCTGCTAGAATGATACACGACCGACCACTCTGAACTATAGCTTCCGCAGACAACAGAGCAGACTTCTGACGCTCAACTCGAAGAACGAGACACATCATCTCCGTCTTGTAATCGAGATTGAGGTTGTTTGCAAATCCCAAGCTCTTGACATAACGTGTCGGACTTGTGATCGTGATAACGTCTGCTTCAAGCTGATCTTGTGCCCTTCGACCTAGTTCAGCAATGATAGTAGACTTGCCCGTCCCGTGTGAACCAGTAATGGCACAACGCAGTAGACTCATACTCTAATCCAATCTATAGGGTTCCCTACCCTAGCTCTTGCTACATTACATCCCTGACAACTCGGGACTAGATTCTCAGGTCGATTGTCATAGGGGATTCCATTGAGGTGATCCACATTAATACCCTCACAACCACCCCATATAAGTAACTCCCCGCACCAATGACACTCATGTTCGCAATCAAGGGACTCACACCCTAACTTCTCCCAAAGAACTTTGCGGTGTTCTGCAAGACTACCTTCTTGGGCTAGGGGGTGTTCAAACTGACTACAAAGGTAAAAGTACCCTCCATCATAACTCCCTGTAGTAGTCTGACTCCCATACTTACCTCGGTGTGAAGCACCGAGAGTTTCTCGATATTCTTCAGAATTGTAAACGGACTCTGGGTTACTCCATATAGAGCTTACAGACTGGGAGATCTTGTCCCGTACCTCTTCAGGAACCTCTCGTCCTATTAGAGCAAGACGAATACGTTCAACATGCTCCTCTGATGGCTTAATTCCAGTTCGATCAGGGGGTCGAGATCCTAAACTGATTGCTCTCTTACGACACTCTTCTCTATACTCTTCAGTTTTGGAATGTGCATCTTCTCGAGCATTATATTCTTTCATTGCTTCAGAAGTCTTTGCTCGTGATTCGGGAGTACGTTTCCACTTACCTCGCATTGACTCTGTCAAAGTTTTTCACACTCCCTAAGTCTACAATCACTCAGTGCTCTCTCCCTTAAACTCATTCATCTCGACTGTCTTCCAATCTCCACCACGAGCAGCAACCGCAATTCGTCTTGAAACGAGTTCCATCTCCTCTTCGGAGTAATTGCCTCTCTGATATTGATGAGCTGCAATCTCTTTGATATTCAGAAGCGTGAATCGCATACGCTTCCCTGTATCACCGATCGGGAGGATCGGAGTCCCATCCTCGTGTACGAACTTACCTTGGCCCTTGATGAAGTAGACCCACTGATCAGTACGATTCAAGAAAGCTGCTGCTTCCTTTGTGGAGTATGTCTTCTCGATCGAACCTAAGATCTGATCGACATCAACTGTTGTCATTTCTCTTTCACTTTCGCATGTTACGCACTGTAAAGCTGTTAGGTCCCCAATCACCTGGGATCAAAGCTTCTCGAACTGTTTCGAGAATCGTAAGATCCGATTCTGCTAACTTCATCAACTTCTCAATCGAGAAGACTGTCTCTCGATGAGCAGGAATGACTACTTCAGGTACTTCTTCTACCTCACAAGCATCTTCCCACTTATCTCCAAGCAACTCCTTCAACTTGTCTTCGTCTAGAGTCGGATTCTTTCGTTGACCACCCTCTTTGCAAAAACGCTTCCCTAACTCAGGGACAAGAATCTCGCCTGCTGAGTGCTCAAAGTCCTCAACGTTAGCAGTCTCCTTCTCAGCAGTGATCACTGAAAACGTGATGTCCTTGAACCACTGCTTGCAAACTTCAAGAAACTCGGCCATCTCTTTGTACATCAGATAGACCTTCATCAGATGCACCCGCTGTGTGTCGTCAAGCGACTTGGGAGGTGTGTTAATGTCCAAATCGATCTTGGAGACAAGATCAACATATTCGCTCATCTTCTCTTGCATGACGAGAAGCTTCTCTTCGTCCATTGTTGCAAGAGCTTGCTTCCAAGCTTCTGAGCGTTGAGCTACTGTCGAGCGATTCTCTTTGTTCTGCTTCTGAACATCGGACAGGAGTTCTTCATACAACTTCACATAGCTGTTCTGAGGGAGTAAGTGTCGAAACTTCGCGAGTTCGACCTCTGTCACAGACACGCTACAACTCCTCTGTTAATGATTAGACCTATAGTCACATTATAGTGTCTGATTCTACAGAACAAAAGAGTCAACTCTTCCTTGACTGCAGGAGACGCTGCGAGATCTGTACGATGACATCTTCAATCGCAGGCGCTAGAACCTCTTGCTGGGTGAACTTAGTTGCGAGTCTCAGTTGCTCTTCAGTTGGAATTCCTGCCCAAGAAATCGCATACGAAGCAGAAGGCCTGATCCAATCACCATAGCTCTGCACGTTTCCGTTGACTGAGACAGTCGCTCCAACCGAAAGTGTCAAAGTCGTGGAAGTGATCTCTGGCCTGTCTTCAGACATCAGTTTCGTGTCCAGACCGCGAAGTTCGTGCTTGTCTCTCTGAGCTCTACTCGATCTACGAGAACTAGCTTGTCGTCATCTTCGAAGACTTTGTGAAGCTCATCTTGAATATGCATGGCAATGACATGCGAAAACGCTTCGACAGTCGGCCAAGGGTAGTTTTCTGCGAGTGTTCCAACTCGTCCGAAGACATAAGTCTTCTTGTGGTACTGATCGTCATTCAGACACCCAACGAGTGGATCGTCAAAGCCGAGCGCTGTTCCATGGTCCCAAACTGTGTCAATAAACCCACGAACTGTCTTCTTCAACTGACTGTACTCGACTGTAACGCCATTAGCGTCCATCTCAGCTGAGAAAAAAAGTTTCACTAGCCACGAGTGGCCGTGGAGGTTCTGACACTTGCCCGGCAGGACTGGGAGTCGATGAGCAGTCTCGAAATTGTGCTCGATTGCAACCTGGACCACTCCACTGCTCTTGCCGTCAGAGCTTAGTAATTTGGTCATACTGTTCATTTCGCATCCTCTCCCAAAACGTGATTAAATTCTGCTCTTCTTGTCGCTCCCAGTAGTGTCGCTTACGAAGAACTCGCAACCACGACTTGACTTTGAAGCTAATACTCATCGCACATTCTCCAAGACAAGAACCTCGTCGTACTCATCGAAGTTGTACCCTCTCCCATTGATGAAGAAGGACAGGTCGTAACCATCACTGCTAGGTCGAGAGATCCCTGCAACTTCGCCAACTTCTCGTACAATATCAGGAATGAGGGCGTGCGACCCGAAATCGCCCATAACAGGCAACATCTCGTGGACAATATCACCAATCGCTACTTCAGTTACTGGCCTTTTGTAGAACCTACCCTCAGGGTTGAATCGTGCTAGCGTCACTACTCTCTTCCTCAGCTAGTTCAGCAAACTCTTGGTTCTTCGAAATCTGCAACTGCAAACTCTCTAACAACAACTGCATCTCAATGGGCGAGAGGTTGTCAGCTAACTCGTCTCTGTACTCCCAATGACTCGATAGCAACGCAAGCATTTGACCGAGCGCCCAAGATGGCACATCTCCCAAATTTACGATCGTTTCGATTAACCCTGTATTGAGACACTCTGAAAACGGGAAGTTGTCTTGCTGGATGAGAGCTTCAGTCGCATCGATCCAAAACTTGAAGTACTCTAGAAACTTTTCGCCTACTTCACCTGACTCACGAATCTCTTGCTGCTGCTCTTGCCAAGCAACTTCATCTAACACTTTCAAACGTTGACTCCTTATACCCTATAGACACATTATAGTGTCTTCGAAGAACTATTAAAAGTAGACTCCACTAAAAGCTCTCTACAGCATTGTCGCGCGCACACGCGCGCACGTGAATAAGGAATATCGCGCTTCGCTTCGCGTCGCTACGCTAGCTCGCTCGCTTAATCGTGACATGCTCTTCGCTCGCGACGCTCGCTTCAGAGGCAGCGCGGCTCATCACTGCGCTCGAGCAAAGCTCTTCGCTTGTGATTTGCATTATATCCCCATTTTACAGCTTTGGCCGGAGACTCTTGCTTCGCTCCACGAGCTCCTCCTGAAGTTTTCAGAGTTCCGGGTGTGGAGGAGTTGAAGGTACTATAATGACACTCAGAGTCTTTTTGAGGAGTTCGATGTCAGAGTTTAGCCCTGCGCTTCTAGAACGACTTCACTATGTGGAATCGCAGAATGATCTACTCGAAGCGATTTCGCTCTCGAAGATTCCTATTGGAGACTCGCTCCCTGAATTAGACGCTGATCACAAAGATCAGCTTGTCGCTGTTACGCAGCCAATCGCTTATCCAGGCTGTCTCAAATACAGCTCTCCAAATCGCGATTTCAAGAACGAGTATCACGAATGGGTCTCGAATCTCTGGATGCTGAATGATCTCTTCATGTTCGAGAACTTCACGAATCTGCTTGTCAAAGACGGCTATTTGCCCTTGTTCCACGCGAACACAACGCCCTTAATCGAGGACTTTCTGCGATGGGATTCGAGTCTCGAAATCGACGGCTTTCAGCTGCCCAACAAATCAAAGCTCTATCGCTATCAGAACTATACCCTGAATCGAGCTCTCGAACGATCTTCAGGTGCTACAACTTCTGATCGTCTCTTCTTCTACGGCTGGGGCACGGGAATGGGCAAGTCGATCGCCTGCGTAGCAGGCGCTCAAGAGCTCTTCAATCGTGATCAGATTGACCTCGCTCTCGTATTCACGATGAGCAAGATGAAAGTAAACCTCTGTCGCTTCTTCGAGAAAATGACCACTCTGAATGCTGTCGTGAATGAGGGGAAAGGTATTCGCGAAGAGAGACTCAAGGGCTATCAAGACCCTGATGTTCAAGTCTACATCATGAATTTTGAGAAGGCCAACTTTGACGCAGACGCTCTTTTCGAGCTTGTTCGTGGAAAGAGAGTGCTTTGGGTCTTCGATGAAGTTCAGAAGATCCTGACTGATGACAAGAAGAATCTTGCTCGCAAGAGTCTTGATAAGCTCATTCTTGCTGCTCAGAGTTCAACTATCTGGCCAATGTCCGCTTCGATCATCGATGGTTCACCAGAACGCTATCGCGATGTCTTCTCGCTTGCTCAGAAAACTCCTATTCTCGGAACGAAGAAGCAATTCGAAGATCGCTACAAAGCGAGCGTCTCTAAGTTCAAAGTGAAAACGAAGTACGGGGGCTACTTCTGGATCGAGAACATCAACTGGGATGCGCAGAAGCTGAATGAGGTACGACACCTCGTATGCAATCAGTCACAGTCGATCAGAAAAACAGATCCTGAAGTTCGAGACAACTTCAAGGACTTGCAGACAGTTGTTGTCCCTGTTCAGATGTCTACTGAAGATCGCAGACTCTACGATATCGTGAAGAAAGAAGCAGATAGGGTTCGCAAAGAGCAGGGCAACCTAATGCCCTTCTACAGACTGCTCCGATTCATCTGCAATACACCCGAAGCTCTTCGACATACTGAAGATGAGTTTGGACAGCTGCTTGCTCTTGAACATCCGAAGCTCGCAACTTCGTCCCACTCATCTAAGCTCGAGATGTTTCTCGATCAGGTCGAGTCTATCAAAGAAGCGGGCGACAAGGTCGTCGCATTTACGCAGTGGACGAAGTGTTCGCTCTTTCTGATTGAGCCGCACCTCAAGAAGCGTAAGATCAAGTATGTTGCTCATCATGGTGGAATGAAGACGCAAGCTGCTCAGAAGGCTCAAGACGATTTCAAGCAGAATGATGATATTACTCTCTTCTTGAGCTCTGACGCAGGAGCTCACGGACTCTCGTTTCAGGAAGCGAGATTCGTAATCCACTTTGAAACGCCTTATTCGTACGATCTGTTGATGCAGAGGTCGGACAGGATTAACAGAGCGGACTCGTACCTCGAAGGGCTTACGTCCTACGTGTACGTCACAGATAATTCTGTTGAAGAACGCGTTTGGGAAGAGAATGATCGCAGGAGACTAATCGCTGCCGCTACCTCTGGTACTCGAGAGTCCCTGTCTACTAGTGAGACACTAAGCGAGGATCTAAACACTCCTAGTTCTCAGAACCTCGTTAGACTGATCTTTGGTGAGGACTAGCTAGTCAAACGACTTGCTAAAAGCTGCTCCCTCATCAGTTAGATGAGGTGAGTGTTGAAGGTTTGGCTCGTAATTCTGCTTCACGTGATTTACAAGCGCTGTCCCAATTCCGCGTCTTTGGTAATCTGGGTGAACGTCAATCGTGTTGATGATGTAGGGCTCGTCATCGTCAGCACCATTCCAGATAATGCGTCCGACAGGCTTATCGTCAACCCATGCATTCACTGTATTGCTAATTGACTTCGAGGGCAAGAAGTCAATTGAAAGATTCTGATGGTGGCAATGTTCAGAAGTGCTTCTCTGTAGAGACGATCGAGCTGAGACACTAGAGTTCACCAATCGCTTCATCAAGCAACTTACTCAACTGTTTCGCTTGCTCTATTCCGATGCTCAATTTGCTGCAGCCATTCCACCGGATTTCGATGTGTCGTTCGTGCGTCATTCCCACAAAAGAGCGAACAGAGCTTAGCTCTCCGAGACTAACACCTACTGATGTCTTGCCTGAGCTCTGAAAATGAGAAGCACTCATCTCATCGAAAAGACATCTGTATCATCAAAGCAGGAGAGTCCGAAGATCATAAAAGCTTCTGTCATCAAGAAACTCACTAGGGTAATCCCAAGAGCGCAAAGGGTGAACTTCTTCATTGAAAATCACCTTCCCCGAATTTTTGATCTTCACTTATTCTTGTGTGTCGACTACTTCTTCGAAATAGGACGGATCTGCGTACTTCTCTTGACTCGTCCACCCCCACTGGAGTCCTGTCTCAGGCGTTGGGCGATACCAAGTTGTTCCGTTTGAGTCCGTTCGAGCTGGATATTGATCTGCGATGCTGCTCATTGCGAGTCTGCTTTCATGAGTTCTGAGTCCTTCTCAGCAGCTTCGATCGCTTCAGCAGCAGTAGCGAACCGACCCATATAGCCCTCTTCTCGTCCATCGACGCGACAGTAGAGTTCGTATGTGTGATTCGATTCAGCGTCGAGAACGACTTGATAGAGCGTGTTCTGTGGATCGATCCAGAAGTACCCAAGAATACCCGGGAGTTTGTCCCACTTAGGTGTACTCACTCTTCATGTCCTAACTTCTAAAGTACACGTCACTAGCGTCGTAGATGGCACTATGGAGGTCACGACCAGGGTCATCTACCATCCGATCCCATGCCCCCTGGGCTACATTCTTCACATGAGGCTCTGGTATCCCGAACTCCTTCACAGATTTCATGATGGTGTCGAGAGAAGGCATTGAACTGCCTCGATTCTGCAACGACTCTTTGTAGAGACGATCGAGATCCTTCATAGTTTCCTCCTTGGTGTACTCACTCTTCATCGACTCCGAAGATCTCTTCCCACTCCTCAGCTGTTACGCCAGTCATGAGAAACTCTCGTTCATCTGACGATAGTTCTGGAAAGACATCCTGGATATGCTCTGTCCCACCATATCGCCAGCACTTCGCGAGACGCTCTTCAGTAACGGTCGGCAATTCCAGCGAGTGCTCGACTCCTGTGAACTCTGATGTCTTCGTAATCAACATCTTACTTCACCATCACATTCACTACAGTTACGATGGCCCAAAACCAGAAGACTAGACACCCAGTGAGTGCTGTAGTCCAAACGATGATTTTCGGCCAATCCCACTCTGTGTTCTTCATTTCTTCTCCTGTTCCGATCCCTTGACGACATCCAGTGTGTAATACATAATCTCTGAATAGAGAGCTTGAAAAGCCTCTCGAGGAGTTGGTTGCTGACCATAGGCCATGATAAAGGGCGAAACGTCCTTTTGACCGTTTGGCTCGAAGTCCTTGAGCGTCCAAAAGTAGCAAACATCGCTGACCTTACGGACATAGCCCCGAATCGAGCTAGCGTTTGTATAGACAACGCGATCTTTCAAGCCCATCTCACGACTCCTTCAAGGAAGCAGCAAGAGACTTGCAGAAATCGTTGAACGATGCTTCACGATCTTCGTCCGACTCCATGATGTCTGACTCATCGCGACCTGACATCCACGACCCGAAATCGACCATGTAGTACGGTTCATCAGCAGGACCACTCTCTGCAATGAGACCTGCGATAGTAGCTTCCTGGTAAGCACCGATCCAGTACTTGCTGTCCTCAGACTTCTTGACCTGAGGGTTCCAAGCGAGGATCTTCTGTCCGACCGCAAAAGCGAGCTGCGACATCTTCTTCTCCTGTTCTATGATGTCCTATAGTAGAATTATAGTATAGGAGACTGCAGAACAAAAGAGTTTTCTTCAGAAAGTTAGACAACACCTAGCTGAGGTTCGACCTCACGCCACTTTGGACACTGAGGGTAGAAGGGTCGATGCATGAACCCTTCATTAGAACGAATCTCGCAACCATAGCACTTTGCGTGAGCAAGAATCGAAGGGATTTCAGTCCCCAGTGGAGTCTCATCAGTTCTTACAAACTCAGACTCTACAGACTTGCGCAGTCGCTCTAGTTCGTCTTCGCTGAGCTTACCTTTGCTACGCTTTGTGACTCTCATAGTCGTATAATGATAAAGGGTAACACCCGTTCATTTGTGACAACTAAAGACAACTACCAGAAAATCTGAGTGCATATATGTGTTTTGAGTGACGCTATTGTAAGTACTGCGGAACCAGTGTGGCTCCAAAACAGTAAAACTTCGGACTCAAGACTGAGACCTGAACGCTGACTTCGTTGACGGGTACTGTAGACGTAACGTACGTTGTGTCCTTGTAGCGAAGATCAGTGACCTCTATCATGCCTGTTGCGCCCATCTGAAGGAAGTAGCGTCCGTGAGCAAGTTCAGTGTAGAGATCGTTGACGTAGACATCGTCTTCGCTATCACCTGATAGCGTTACAGAAATCTCATAGACATGTGGATCCCACGGAATAGGAGCAACAGAGCCCGGGTAGACATCCGTGCCTGGGTAGACATCTTCATCAGGGTAGTCAATACCGGTAGTAACTGGGTCTGGGCCTGGGTCATCTGGAATTGTGAAGAAGTTCGACTGGAATTCGTAGTAATAGCCAACTGGAGGTGTAAAACTCTCTTCGTAGACAAAGACTCCGTCGGAAAGTCTTCTCAAGCGGAGAGTAACAACGTTGTTGGTCTTGTAGGGCTTGTAGATGACAACACCGAGACGTGCAAGAGCACCTGTGAAGATGTTTGTCCATTGACGTACCTTCAACCCAGCGTTTCCAGCCCCACCTGCTCTGTAAAAGTGTAGTGCTCTCTTATTCTGAAACTGACGATTCCCGTCGACAGAGATACTGACTACACTATAGGGTGTGCCCCACTCAACGTTGTCACCCATCCAAGTTTTGATCGTATCACTCCACATACCACTCTGAAGTTCAGAAGCAGTTGGGATTGTATCAGTGTAGTAAGCGAGTTGATCAGCTAACCCATCAGAAGAGTCGACATCTGACCACATCGCATTTGAGCGAACTAGACCTGAATCCCTGAAGTCGACTTTCACTTTCGAGAACTTCGATGTTGTTCTGAAGTACTTGAACAACGTAGACGTAGTATCGTGATCAGGACGAAGACTCACTGAATCAAAGCCGATTGTCCCAGTTTGAGCATTCGGAGTGACTCTCAACCCGACTCGCATACGATTCACACCGTCAGGGACAGTGTACGTGCCCTCGAGACGTACCCACCCCTCAATCGCATTGTCCCACTGACTACTCGTACCTCGTGTGTACCACGGAATTGCTTGAACACCATCACCCAATGTGATGTATTCAACTAGAGTCTCGTTGAGGTAAGTGGCTGCAGTCAGTTCAGCAAAGCTTGTGTCATCGAGGACAGAGAGTCCGTCCCATCGAACCCAACCTGAGAAGCTAATCTCATCGCCCTCTTTAACGTCGAACAAAGTCGAAAGAAGCTTCTTCTCTTGACTGTCAGCTTCGACCTGAGCGAAGCCTCGGCTCCAGTGTCCATAGCTTGGATTCCAAGACCACTCGCCCTGTGCTTGCTCCCAGTTTGTGATACTAGTCAGGAAGAGTGGATTCTCGATAGTGTAGAAGAGACTGTCTGTTGTCACAGGGCCAGTCTCAAGCTGCTTGACATTGTTGAAGAACCACTGCGATGAATCATAGAGCGAAAAGTCGTAGGACTCTTTGTCTTCGTCGAGAATGAAAGTTGTAGTCAGCGGGTAGACTTCACGAACGCCTGCGAAGTAGGCAACAGCGGCATCTCGCTTGACTGTTCGAACATCATAGCGATGAACGGATGTAGTCGTAAAACGAACTCGAACTTCTTGAGTCCAGCCACGTTCAACAACAGTTGAAGACTCTGTGAGCTTCTCCATCACTGTAGCAGGGATGCGAAGCGTCTGACCAGGGAAGATCCACCAGTCTGTCCCCCGCATCGGGAGGGCTCCAGGGCTAACCTTCTTCTGAATAGCCCCTACGTTCGCTGCTTCAATATCAACCCACGGGATGTCCGTATAGGGCGCGATCTTCGAAAGCCCTTCAGCTTTGATAATCGTCTCGACAGAGTTCTGAGCAAGAATGTAGGGCTGAAGTTGAGTTCTTCTGTAGACGTACTGAGAACCTAGCTCGAGTCTGTAACGAGTATCAATAGTCTCGTTCTCCATATTGGGAAGCGAGCCTGTCACATACCCCTGGCCGACATCAACCATTACTGGATCGACAGTCTTTCCGTAAATCGCATTCAGAGCGGACGAGACAGACGATGGGTTCAACCAGTTGACAGACTTCACACCGTTGACTGAGAGTTGGGTCCCGAGGCCGAGGAAGCCACCTGGAGCTGAATAGACTTGTCGTCCTTGAGTACTCGTCTGAGACGCTGAGATGGGGAAGACACGATACTGTACGTCGATCCCAGGCTCATAAACTGGGTATGGCTCCGAAGTTAGATTCGAGAATTCGAGCTTGAGGTAGTTACACGTAATCGCTTTAGGGAAGTAGAGCATTCCCTTCTCAGTCACATAGTTACGCCAGATGGGTGTCCACTCTTTGTCCCAGAAAGCAGTCTCATGAACACCGCCGGTCCCGTGTTCGAGCTCTGTCCACGGAGCAACATAAATCGAATTATCGAGCGTTGTCGTCGGCAGAACACCTTGAGCGTCTGGGAGCACTGGCTCAGGAGAGCAATAGGAGATCGGGTTTTGCAAGAAGAGGGATGAGTTAGTTGTATAGTCCTCGAGTTTGACAACTGTCGCTGTCAACAAACCCCGGAAATTTGTCATCTCGATAGTTCCATCTAGCGAGACTAAGTCAGGAACCAAAGTCGTCTCTTCTTCAGTCAAAGCAAGAACAACTTGATTCTGATTCTGAACTACCAGATAAACTGTACTCGGATCGTACTTCCACCCTACTACAACCCGAAGTGTGTCTCCAGGAGTGAAGATCTGATTCGGCGGAGCAGTAAACGTTCGTGTTTCAGTACCGTTTGTAAGCTCCAGTTGGAATTCGCCTGCACCGACATCATAAGTAATAGTTGGGTGATACTGATCAGAAGACCCTACTAATGTGCTCTTGAACAAGATTGGATTCTGGGGTGGGCCATCAAGGGGGTCAAAGTCAGGCTTCCACTCAAAACCGAACCAGACATCTTCTCGGATTAGCGGACCGAACTGACCAGTGAATCTGTAGAACGATTCAGCATTGTTGACTGAATCATCAGTTCGACCCTTCTGAACCCTCCACGAAGTATTCTCTTCTTCAGTAGGAACTATCGTAATCGGACACGGCTTACGAACACCGATTGTATCATCTGTAGAATAGTAGAGATTCAGATGCTGTCCGGAATAGACAGGGTCGATGTAGAGCTTGTCGACAACTCGAGGTGTTCCATCATTGTTTCTGCAATCGAGGTAGAGCGAAACGACTGCTGCTGGATCTGGTTGAGGCGAAGACTTCCAGAACGTTGTGACTTGAGAGTCGACTGATTTGGGAGCATCCCAATCACGGATTGTCTTTGAGATCACATTTCCGTAAACATCTTGTTCATCTTCAAGATAGGAAGTCCCCTGCGTACGATCATAGATCTTTCGCTTAATGAGCGTGTTACGAATTCCGACATAGTAGGGTTGATCTGCATACTGCGGGTCTGGAGTTCGATTTACACGGAACTGAATCGCCTTCGCAACAATGGGGTACACTTGAAAGACTGTCTTAGCCCATGATTGTAGACTTGAAGCACTAACATCGAGTGTTATGGGGATTCGATATGTGTCAAGAACTTGACGCCAGTTGTTCGAACGATCTTGATACCAGACCTCATAGTGAGATGGTACTCTCAATGCTTCCCAACCGATCTCTGAGACAGAGAGTGGAATCTTGAAACGAACTGTAACAACCTCAACTGTCGGGTCAATCGAGACACGAGGTTGTGAAAGCCAAGACCTACTAACTGTGCTACCTGGAATCTCAGGAGCATTAGGATCAGAAGACAGGCTCTTCAGAAGTCCTGTCATGTAGTCAACAACTGGCAGGGGCCAATGGCTGTCTATGTATAGTGTCTCAGACACCTAACTCCTCACAAAAATACTTGTAGCACGAATCTCTCGAGATGTTGTACGAGGTCTCCTGTTCGTCCAAGAAGAGGTAACGGAGGAATCTCTCGAAGGTGCATTAAATGCTACAGCATACTCGGGCTTGTACACTTGTTTCGTAGTCGACTGCTTCTGAATCGGGTACTTGTACCCGAGATCGTCAGCAATGCCACCAACACTAATGACTTCTGCTTTCTTACTCTCGATGTACTCGGACTGCGTCCCCCAGTGGAAGACGTACGGAGACTGATCAGGGTTTACAGCTGGTGCTGTACTAGGGTGTAGACCAAACTTGCCACCTGGGAAGTTGTCAGGAGAGTCTGCTAATTCGTAAGCTTGATACGGTGTGTAGAGTCCTGTTGACTGGAAAGTCTCAAGAAGTGGTTCAGCTAAAACCGTTCCATCAGTTTGAAGAGTCCCGTACTCTACTGTGTCAATTGGAGATCGTTTCCCGCCGGACATCAAGTAGTAGAAGGACGACTCTTGCGAGATGTTGAAGGCAGCATAGGGTGCGGTCTCTGGAGAACCCGAGAGCATCCACTGTTCTGACGGGAGTAGGTCTATGGCTAAGACTTCAGGTGGCGGAAAGTCTGCAAGAATCGGGGACGGTGTTACTGTCTTCTCAACTTCGAAATACGAAGAGTCAGCAGCGACAGATTGTACTACAATGGGCGTAGAGACAGAGAGTCCATCGGTTGAGATAGTCACGATTGTGTCACACGAAAGCATTCGCGTCAACATGTCACGAAGTAGCTTGAACTCTTTGGGTGTCAAAGAATCTTTGTGTGGGCGAACAACTACTTCATTACGAGCAGACTGAGGAGCTCGTCCTAGATACGTCCCAAGTCCGAGATTGTCGAAGTAACGCCAGACTTCAAAGATGTCGCAATCGACAGAGACAGCAGCCTGAACACACATTCGAATACCGTCACGAGTACTACCATATTGACATGCAACGAAGTAGTCTTTGATACGATTTCGATACCACGAGTCCTTGACACGAACTTCATTCCACTGATCTGCTGTGAGCATATCAGTCATTGGGTCAAAGCTGTATGATTCTGTCGAGGTTCGTGATAGGAAGTGGATGTTCCCGAAGATGTAGTCGAGATCACTGAAGTAGATGTTGTCTAGAGCTCCACTAAGTCGCGCAAGGAACGCTTGCTTCTTGAGCGCGCCTGCTCCAGCATCACCACAAATAGCATCAATGAGTCTATAGATCATAGACGAAGAGTCCACATTGTAAACATCAGAATCAAAAGTGTTGGAGACGAAGCTCTGTCGAACGAGGAGCTAAGTACGGCCATGGGGCTGTAGAAACCAACTAGATCACCCCCTCTCAGTAGAAGAGCGTGCTAAGCTCTGTTTGTTGTACGACAACTAGCTTCTTACTCGTTTCTCTCCTGAAGCTGTCGATCTTCTGTTGTGACAGTTCGTCCATACACCCTTTGACTTCAACCCAGATATCGAATTCAGGCAAATAGAAATCGGGAAGATATGTGCACCAACTAAGTCGGAATCGCTTCGGTTCGTAAATCCACTGTATCCCTTGTAGCCCCGACGTCTCCTCCGAAAGTCTTCGACCCACTCCCTCTGCATAGTCTCTGCTATTCTACGACGTCTCTCCTCGGGAACATAGTGTCGATCACAACTACAGTCCTTAGGACACTTCTTGAAGGAGGTACGTGTATGATGTCCACACATACACCCAGGTTCACACTTTTTTTGACCTGTCATTACACTCCTACAATTTGAAGCTCAGTCGATCTGGGAGCTAAGTATGGCCATGGTGCTGTAGAGACCATTACTGGTTGGCCTTTCGCATTACAACTGCTTCCACGAAGTTGGGCAGAACACAGTCTTTGAGCTTGAAGTCGTCAGTGTAGATAGTCTCTGGACTCGGATCAGACGGGTCGTCATAAATCTGAATGCCATACAGTGTTGCGTGTTCGCTAACTGTTGTTAGCTTGACGTTGTCTACGCCAAGAACCTGATGAGCTGCTAGCATAACATCAGAAATCTCGATCCACGCACCAAAATCAAGTCCTTGGAAGAAGGCCTTCATCTGTGTTTGTAGAGCATTCACAACCTGCGAGTAGACGTAGCCTCGATCGATCTCAATCGAGAAGTAGATCTTGAAGTACTTGTACTCAGCTGAATGAACAAGAACATCAGTGCAGATTTGCTTGCCCTTGTTCATCACTGTATTCAAGATCTCTGGGACACGATTGTACGTATAGGTCAGAGTCAACTCTGTGTCGGTCGGAGGCCCAGCTTCAGTCCACTCAATCCCAGCAATCTCTCGATAGGACCCTGCTTGAAGCGTAGTTCCACGTAGGAGGTGGTAGTGGACACCCAACGTGTAAACTGTATCTGAGATCGCTAGAGTAGACGGAAACGTGATGATCGGTACTGATCCAAGACGGGTGAATCGATTCGTTGCTGTAGGAGCTCCTGCTGAACCAACACGGTTGAACTTGCCAGTGTAGAAGTCACTACTTGGAGAAGAACTCAACTCAATATCACGAAGTCGCGTTCTCTCTGTAATTGTATATGGCTCTGAGCCATTTGTAAAGACATCGATCTTGTTCGTAATCCCGTTTGGCGGATCATTTCTCGAAGAGAGTGTAACATAATCAAATTCAAGATCAACCACGTCCGCAGGAGTCAGGTTCCCATCACTGAAGCGATTGAAGACAGGGCTTGTACCCGCTTCAATAAAGTAGTCGTCGGATGAGACGTAGAAAACTTCGTCCTCTTGTCCAAGATTCTTGAAGCAACTATCCCCACCTGCCCACTTGTACTTCACATCTGATGTCACGGGAAGTGTCAACGAATCAGAAGGAACAACAATCTGAGTGCGATAAGTTGAGATAGGGCCGAAGACTATACACTTCGAGACATACTTGTTCTGATACGCGAGAGCTTTGTACCAATCACTAGTCCCTGCAGAGTTTCGTAGGAATGTGTCCTTGAATCTCTGTTTTAGCTCATCATCTGTCTCTACATCGACTCCACCTGACATGGGCACGAGATTTGTTACTGAAGCAGTTCCAGCAATACTCGATACAGAAGTGATAACTCCAGCTGGAATGTTACCTGCTGTCCCAGTCACTGTGCACTCAACTGGAATGTCTACTGTATAACTGCCTGCTGTGAGAACTACTGCTTGAGTCGAAGCGAAGTAGAGGGCAGTTCCCGAGCCAGGAGCTGCTGTTGATGTAAAGAACTGAGTGCCTTGAGCAATCGAGACATCTTGTGTCGAGACAGTCGTCAGCTCAAGACGAACAACACCAGTTGCAGCACGACCTTGGTAACGTCCGAATCCATACAGTCCTAGAAACTGCTCTAATTCGAGACCCGATTTCCCGTCAATATCGAGAAGCGAGCCGATGAGATACTGATCAACATAGCATTCACTGATGGACTCTGCAGCAGCATCAACGATCTTGCGTTCAGGAGTCCCTAAGGCAAGCGAAAGACCAGGAGCAGTGATAGCTAGTTTGCTACGCATGTCCTTCGAGATCGAATCGGGCGTCCTCGACAACTTATTCTGCTTCCACTAGACTGTTGCTCCAGCAATGATTGTCTGACTCTCGTCAGCTCCATTCCTAATCTGGATCTTCACATACACTGAGTCGTAATTTGCTGAAACGTCAATTGCTTCGATGGACTTCAACATTTCTGAACGCGAAAGGCCTTGTGGGTTCGCTGTCAAGATACGAACCTGCATGTCACAATAGTTCAACAACACGCGAAGAACTTCATCGTGAATCTCTCGAAGAACTGCTGAAGTGTTGACACCACCAACATAATCTTGTAGTGTCGAGCCCATGAGAGTATGGAAGCGATCTCCACCATACCGTTCTTTCAGCCAGCAATCAAGATCTTGGATGAGCTTGTCAAACCCAGTAACTATCTCAAGGGTAGAGCCGTAGTTAGACAGATCACCATCTACAATTCGAAGTGAGTACGAGATTTTAACCCACCTCCTTGTAATCTTGGATAGGGAGTTCTGTCTGCATTACTACAACAAGTCCGTGATCCTTTGGCGACAACTAGCTCACCTCCCTTGTTTTCTACTTATTTTGTAGTATCACACTGACGTACCAAGGGCGTCAACCCAGCTAGTGCCGTTGAAGAAGATGGGCTTGTGTATAGTCGAGTCGAATACACACGCACCTTCACCTACTTCAGTAGGCCGAGTACTCGTTTCGCATGTAAAGAGCTGCAAAAATCCGTGGAGATTGATTTGAGTCCCACTCACTTCGACAGGGCCAGTGCCTGACCCAATCTTGACCTGCCCTTGCGTCCTCTCAATAGTGAGTGTAGGGTCATTGAAAGGAATCTTATTCTTCAAACGCCAGACACCCTGCAGTCTTTCCACATACCATTGTTCACCGATCGCTGGCATGATATGAAGTCCACCGACAGGGTACTGGCAATCGATGGAGAGCTCTGTGCGTAAGCGTGTCAGACCACTCGCTTTTTGATTTTCAACATCAACACTCGAGATTCCAACTGTCTCAACTTCGACACTCGAGTCTGAGTTCCTTTTGTAGCCGCTTACCATCACAGTCCGTCCATGAGGTCAGAAGTCATCCCACCCATTTGCTGATCCGTTGTATACTTGTAGATCTGTCCAAGCTTGTCAGTGATGTTCGTAATGTTCGGATTCGAGGGGGCCATGATTGTTGCTGAAGTCGTGAAGCCGTCTTCGAAGTCCCATGTGTGACTAACTTCTGAGACATACACTTGAAGACTATGGCCTGCGAGCTGGACACGCATTCCTGGGAAGAGTTCAGGCATGAACGTGAATTCAACTCGTGTAGTGAACTGCTCTGCCCACTTTTGCATGAAGATCTGACATGCTAGCAAGAACTCCATCTCTTTGCTAGCAACGTTTGAGTATTCGCGACGGAGAGGTCGAACACCATACCGTCGCATTATTTCTGACCCTGACATTTGTTCGGGGAACCCGATAGACATCGCTGTTAAAGCACCAAAGAGCCAAGGATTCTCAACCGTGGCAACACCATGTGACATTAACCACCCCATCTCATTGATAGGGTTGCCGATGCCTTGTTGATTATCGCCTGCGACATACACGTGAGTAGTCAAAGCATCGTCATTGAAGTCGACGGAAACGTCTTTCATCTCGATGTCTTGGATCTCAACGACCGCTAGCTTTCCATCGAGTCCGAAGTAGTCTGGGTAGTATGCAACGAAATCTCCATTTGGAGCGGAGCAATAGTTTCGAAGCCCTGCGCCCGTCAAAGCTTGAACTATCTGAATCAACGGCTCATCATTGATATAGGCCTTCTCACCCGTGAACATTGTCGAGATCTTCGATTGAAACTTCGAGTGTTCGAACATATACGAGAAGAGGTTACGAGCGATGGACTCTTCTTGGCCTGCACCGCCTGCAGCATTTCCTACGCCTGTCGCAGGTGGCAAACCTGGACCTGAGATAGAGGGGTCCATGCCTACAACAGTCGGGTCAGGCCCACCATTGTCTGCATAATGTCTAATGTCGTAAACATTGTTCAGGTCAAAGTAGACTGGGATAATATGAACTGGCTGACTAGAAGTCGAGGCCTCGAGAACAGTTCCGTCTCCAAGCCAAATTGTCACGTGTCCAGAGTGAGGGAAGACAAGATCACCACGTTGTATTTGTGAAGGAGGGACTCGAGTGCCATTCAACAACTGCCCTGCTGTGCCAGCACCAATATCGAGTCCAATAGCCCGATAAGCGTACTGAGTTAGTCCTGAGCAGTCGAATGCATCAGGACCCTTAGCACCCCAGACATAGGGCTTCCCGATCTGACGCATAGCAGTCTGAATTGCGCCCTCAGAATCTGGGTTCGGTTTTCCCTTAGCAGCATTCAAAACTTCGCTTGGACCTGCAGGAGTCTGAGTAGCTCCTTGAAGTCCAGGAGCTCCACCGATTAGGTCTTCGACAGAGGTAATGCCTTGAGGGATAGGAGCTGCTGTTTGTCCTTGCTGGCCTGCTCTAGCAGCTTGAACAAGGCTCTTTGCATCTGCCATACGAAGCGCATACTTTTCAGGGAAGGCAGAAACTTGAACCCTCTGACATGCAGCACCAGGCTCCATATTTCGCCAATCAAAGGCACTAAGAGCATTGAGGAACATTCCTGCAGAAGCAAGAGCATTCATCCTCTGTGAGACGCTCCCCCATCCGGAACTCCGTTGTTGAAACAACCCAATAGAGTCATGATCTGTACTCATTGCGTCATGCGGGAAGTTTAGTGACTCCGGAACCGCTAGATTCGCCCTCATTAGCAGCTCAGACTCAACAAGCGCAGTTGCAACTGCTAAGATCGCAGCATCAGAGTCTCTCGCTGTCTGCTCGAATTGAGAACCAAGGGTTCCAACGTTCTCCCAGGCGGGCGTATCATTCGCTTCTTGGTTAAATGCCCTCTCTTGGTTAGCAGCAACACCCTGTTCACTAGTCTTCTGGAGCTCCTGCCCGACAGAGATGTCAGTTGTAATCGGACCCATTGAACGGGCATCAGTAGCGGCAATGATGTCTGCAATGTAGTGTTGCTGCCCAAGTGTATACGTGCCTGTTGTGGTGTTGTAAGACCGCCCTGCCGAAGAACCAATACCACCTGAAGTATCTGAACCAAGCAGTAACTTTCTGAACTCTTCTGCTGCTTTTTGATTCTCTTGAGACATCTGTCCAAGATTCATCGACAAAAAGTCAAGAAAAGTTCTCGGGACTTCTTGAATGTGTATGTTAGAGTTGTCCCAACCACCTACTTCTGTCAGAACACGTCGTAAGGTGGAACCAATGCCTGCATCAGGTTGACCTTGACCGTCAGGGGACTCGTCTGTATCATTCCAGCGTTGCTGAAGGAGTGCAGCAGAAGGAGCTAGGCCAGGGTCCCACCACGTGTGCATTAGACGCTTAATTGTACATGTCGCTCTGAGCGTAACAACGCCAGGACGAAGTTGAAGAAGTGGGACAGAGTCGAGGTAGCCTGAGAAGACTTGCACCCAGTTGATTCGCTTCAAGAAGATCGTGATACGGTCCATCCGGTGGAAGATACCGTTGTAACGCTTGTCCTTATTCGCAAGACGAACAACTGCTGAAGAGGCAGAGTTTTCTTTGCGAAGGATCGAGCCACCTACAACATCTTGAGAGACATCGTATTGCTTACTTCCACGAGCAATCCAAACACGTACATCGGGGCTGTTGTGGGTTACAATGAATTCATCTGTGATATAGAGTCCATCTTCACGATCAATTGTGATGCATCTCACAACTTCGTGTCCAACTGGCTGAATATCTACAATACCACGTGTCCTTTGTAACACTGTAGTCTTTGTACACTTGTAACGGGAAGCCTTTCGTTCGAGACGTGCTGGCACTAAGTCAGGAGGCAGTCTAAAACGTAATTCATACCCTGTCTTGCTATTAAACCAGCAATCATACTTAGTTGAATAATGAGAAACAGGAGGGTTTGTTGATAGTGTGTAGTTCCCTCCAAGGGAGTCTACTAAGAATTTAACGTCTTCAATCAGTTGGGGGTTGGAGTTGTAAAAAGCTACTGCACCCTCTGGACTAACAGATCCATCTGAATCAATCAACCCTTGAAGCAAAGCAAGACGTTGTTCAGCTGAACTGAAGAGGTAGGACTTCGGAACAAACTTATCGTTCTTCGTTCGACCCTCTAGACCAAGTTTCCGAACGATTTGATTCATAGGGTTGTAGTATTCTGACTTGCTAGAACTTACAAAGTGAAGCTCCTTGTACTCTTTTCCGCCTGTAAGTGTTGGGCTACAGACACTAGTTCTTATACCAACGCCTTTGGGTAAGACCAGATCGTAATCCGTTTCTTCAGCTGTAACAAGAGAGACTCCATACTTGTCGAAAGTACCGTCCCCGAGGAGGAGTCCTAGGAGGTAGGGGTCGATTGGGAGTCTCTGTTCTTTGAATTGGGCTATTGGAGCGAAAGGGACACGCCAACGTGGGAGTCCACAGCTCCGGATCAACCCTAGTTGCTTGCCACCTCGACCACCATAAGTGTAAGTCTGAAGCTCTTCAACACTCTTCACAGAATAGTTTGTGCTATCCCAGTGATGGACCGGCCAGAGGTGGTCTCCTGTACACTTAGCTCTACGCCCATCTTTGAAGGTGACCTCAAAGACTTCCATAACACCACGTTCGTGAATACGGGTAACACGCGTAGTCGCTCCATCGTAACCAGAAACAACCTCGTCTCCAACTCTCAACTCACCCATCTTCACAAATCCTGTTGGAGTCAAAACAAGTGAATCAAGAGGCTGGGCGTAGACCAGCGTCTTCATTTCCTGCACATTTGCAGTATCGAGATTGAGAAGACTACCCAAGTCATACTGAGGGTCGACTACGTTACCCTGGATTGGGAGGTTTGTTATCCCAGAATTAGCTGAACTGCCCAACGCTGGAGCATTGTAATCAGGTGTAGTCACTTACCAGGAACCTCCACCGCCGCCTCCACCAGGGAGCGGCGTAATCGGAGGGACTTCTGGATTCTCAGGTTGAGGGTTTTGAGAAGCAGGTGTAGCAGCTTGACGCCACCAACCCATGAGCGCATTGATTTGAGGGCCGTATACATAGTAGAACGGAACTGCTGTCGAAGCATTTAGAGTCTTACGCGAGATCATGCTATCAACAAGCTCTACAGTGAATTGAGCTCTAGGTGCTGGGTTGAATCTCTCGCCACCTGCTAAAAAGTCTCTGATGAACCCTGTCCAGCTGTTGATTCCACGTTCTGGCCACTTCATCGTAATTTCTTTGACACCTTCACCCTCACCAATTGCACTCAAGTGATGTTTCCGTACAAAGGTCTGAAATGCTTCGTAATCTTGTTCATTACTGAACTGAACCTGAAACTTGATCTGAGGCTGGTTCACTTTGTACGGGAAGTGAATCTGCTTTGTCTTCGTTTGGACTGAAGGCATGCTTTGAGTCAGAACAGTGTCGAAGTGAGTTACATAGAGTTCGATGTCTTCAGAGTAGTTAGACGAGATTATGAGATTGCCCATTTAGGTCCGCTTCAAATTAGGCAACAGCATCGAGTTGTCAGAGTCATCACCAGGTTCAAACATGAACCCATGCTTGTCTGACCAGAGTATGCCATTGAAGTCCGCGTCAGCTTTCCAATCAGCGTAGCCGAGTGGCTTCGAGATGGGGGTGTTTGAGAAATACACTATTGCCCTCCGTTACTCGAAATGAAGTTCCCTGTAACAGCATCTGCAAGTGTCCCGATAGTGTCTCCAAGGCCTTGAATAACTTTGTCAATCCCGAGCCACCCAGACTCACCATCCTGGCCGTCGACAGGGTTTGGTTGATTGTATTGAGACTTCTTCCAGCCAATCCCATCTTGAAGTCGAGCTAACTCACTCGAGAGAGAGTTCTGAGACATCACTCCAGAAACATCTTCTTGAACTTTGAAGTTCAACTCAATCGGGCGAGTAGTTGCTTGATAGTCATCACTGAAAGGAATCGTTGTGACGAAGACATTCAACTTCCACCCGCGAGTTGTATACTCGAAAGTCGCAGGAGTCCCATCCTTCTGTTGAACAAGAATGTCTCGAACATAATCAACAATGTATCGATAGTAGTCCCACCCACCACGTCCACACTCGATTACTACAACAAGATCATCAATTTTCGCAGAAAGCAGTTGAATGACGCGACCACCATAAGTCGGGTCAACTCGAACATTAGGGACGTAGCTCCAGCGAATCTTGTTTGGGTTCGTTCGAAAGCGAAGTGTTTGACCCTTGAAGGTCAGGGAGGCGATCCCCTGTTCTTGAACAATTCTACGAGGAGTGTCCGTAAGTGGAATTGCAGGGAGAACACCTGAACTCAGAGCCGCTGTCGATGAAGTCATTCTACCCTCCTGGCCTCAAGAACGGGAACAGATTATCACCTGGTGGTGGATTGTTAGGAGTTGAGTCTCCCCACCCAGAGTTCGATCTCTGTTGATTAGGAGTCAGTTGAACTGTGTTCGGGACTTGCAGATATCTCTTTGCATCAGGTGCAAGTGTAACCTGCAACTGGCCTGAGACCTGCCCACCACCTTCAGTAGTCTTTCGGTAGTCATCTTGACTCTTGATTTGCCCTGACTGCTCAAGTGTGAGGCCTGGGTCGTCTGAACCCTTACGACGCCACTTGTACTCACCCTTAGCTAGCTTCTCCATCTGTTCTGTACTATTCAGGTTCAGTGGATGTGGGTTATTCTTCTCATCAAGCACTTCGATATTTCGTGCTCCGCCAAAGGTTTTGATCAGATCTTGAAGGACAGGATTGGAATAACGTGAACTATCTTGAGGGGCTCCTGTGAACGCTCTCTCAACCATGCCAGGCAAGTGTTTAATAATGTCCCAAGCATGATCTGGATGGCCTGTAATTAACTGCTTGCCGATATCTAGGGGAGCCATCGCTAACTCTCCTGAGGCCTCAGCTCTAGAAACGTTCCAACCTATATCCTGCTGGAAGAGATTCCTCGTATCTAGCTTACCCGCAGCTTTCTTTGCTTCAGAACGTCCGACATCAGCAGGGTTACCAGGCTTGCCGAGCTCTTGAATCAACTGAGCAGCTTGATTACGAGTAAGCTGAACACCGTACTGACCCATGATGTTCTGAAACATAACTGGATTGTCTCGCGAGTAGACATGAGCGAGATTCTCTACCCACTCCCACATGTAGTGATCAAAATTCTCACCCAAAATTGATGGGACATCAGCAGCATACCAATTACGGGGGAACTTGACGCCCTTACGTATTGCCCATTGCCCGATGCTGTAGAGAGCAGATTCGTTAGTAGAGAGTACTTGAACGATCTGCCCTTTGATGTCACTCAAGGCCATGTTGTCTGGGAACATAGCAGCAGTCTCAGCACCAAGCTGTCCGGCTACACCACCAGGAACACCTTGATCGATGAGCGTTGACTTGACATCACCAGCAACTTGCTGAATTTGCTGGAGAGACATTGTCGTCGAGTTCTGAGCGATACCCTTCAATAGGGTTTGTTCTGCTTGATAACCTTGCTTCGACTGTCCACCCTCAACAACGCTCTTACGAATCTCAGCGAAGCTCGTGCCAATATCCTTGGCCATCTCCTTCGCATTCCACGCGACCATCTCAGTAACAGTCTCGAACTCTTTGCCGTGATAACCTTGTGAGAGTCCGGCTTGAATGATCTTGCGTGATTGCTCTGTCGTGATGAACGGGCTGATAGCCATCATACGGGCTTGAACTTCATACCCAACACCTTGGGCAGCTCCACCACCCTGCATGAGGCCAAAGTTCTTGTAGTCCTGATAAGTCTCGCCTATGTCCTGAACACCCTTGTTGATGGCCATACCAGCAGCAACAACTCCGCCTGCTATTCCGAGTCCCTTTGCAGCAGAAGCGAACCTTGACCCACCAGCTAGTTGGCCAGCACCGCTTGCGCCCATTCTCAGAGCTCTTGAAGCGTTGCCTGCTCTCAACTCACTGTAGACATCAGTGCCTAATTGTCTCCAAGGGTCACGATTCGGGTCTGGATCTGGTGCAGGATTGTCTGGACTCGAAGGATCTGTTCTCGATTGTTGTTCAGCATTGTCTTGCTTGCGTTTGTCTTCGCGCTTCTCATCACGAATATCTGGGTCTTCGCGTCTAGAGACAGTTTGGACCTCAGATGGAGAAGGAACATCCCCTCTCTGAGCCCTCATATTGAGAACTTGACGTGGATCTGTCTCTGCTAGGTGTTCAATTTGACTGCGAATCCCTGTGCCAGAAGTCATCCCAGCAAACGGGTCTTGGTGCCCTGTTACACCTGTTGTACCACCTGTTGCAGACTTCTTGATCTCGCCCTCTATAGCAGAGGAGCGCTCGAGTTGAGTGATATACGAGCGCTGAGCTTGAGTAGCTCGCTCTTGAATTTCAGGAACGCGGCCCAAATACTCTAGATACGAACTCTGGGCCCTTGCAGCAGCCTCTAACTCTGTCTTCAACAAAGCAACTTGCTGCGTAACTTGATGCAGATTCTCTAAAGTGTCCGCTGGGACTTCAATAGAGAGTCTCGCAGTGACCGAGTCTTGGCTGACCTCAAAGGGTGAAGGACCTGAAGGTGTAGACACTACCACTCTCCATTCACATCAGCACCCGATGTTGTACGCTTCTGCCCTAGGTTTTCGAAGTACATATCGAGAACTCTTGGGTCAGAGATCTCTTTTTCTGCCGGGAGTCTGTTAGACTCTGGTTGAAGAGTTCCGTCTGCTCCTATTTGAGGGTACTGAATCTCGAAGGGCACACCATTCGGGAAGTGGATCTTGAGCCAGCGATCATAGTCAGCAGCATAGATCAGATCATCGAGCAAGTCTGCTTTGTCTTGAGTCTTCTCTCTGCGAACAGCTCGCATATAGTAGATCAAAGCCCATTCTTGAACTCTGTTCAATTCAGGTTGCGAGAGTAGACCTTGTTCATAGGCTAGACGAACTTCGAATTCAGAGTTGTCGTCTAGCCGGGTGATTTTCCCAGTTTGTCCATGATGGCCATGAACTCGCCTTCGAGCTTAATGATCTCTTCATACACAGGACTGATCACAACTGGGTAGGAATCTTCGAGAGCTTCGACCTTCTCAATGAAGTATGAATGAAGACCTAGATCACCCGTCAGTGGGATTGGAGCAACAGGCTTCCCATCAATAGAGACAATCCCAGCAGCGCAAGTCCCGACTTGATACGCACGACTATAGAAGTCCGTCCCCTTGTACTCTTTCGTGTAGAGTCCGATTCTGAGCTCATCAGAACATTTGAGCGACTGAATCTTGATCTCATGATCGAAGAGGTTAATGATCTTCTCTTTGCGACCGACTGTGAAGAGCGAACGCATCCAAACACGTTCTTCGTCAGTCAACGCGTCGACAGCAACTTCTTCTGTTTCAGCTTCAGGCAAGAGCTCACCAACAATGAGGCTCCCGCCTGGGAAGTCTTCGACCTTAGTTGGTGCTTGCCCTGATGAACTTGACTTCTTGGGTGTTCTTAACTCTGGGTCAATAGACTCATCAACTGGTACGTCTGACACTCTGCTCCCTAACTAAACTAACCTCTGACTCTTTGTCTCTCTAAAGAACACTTGTGGGGTGGTATAAGAAGACTAGCACCTAGTCTTGACTTGTCTCGCTATACCCATTCAGCTGAATGCCCTTGTTAAGCATACTCGAGAACTCAGAAGCATCTACTTCAACTGCGGACTTCTGAACTTGCCCTTCAAAAAGAGAAGGATACTGCTGCGAAAATGTCTGAACTGATCTCGGCATCATGCAACCCTAAGTCTAAGCTTTAGACAACTTCTGGACGAGTTGGGAAGCTGCTATTGCTAGCTGCTGTCCAAGCGAACTCATGTTCCTCCTCCGTGACAAGACTTCTGTGTTCAATTAACCACTCGAAGAGATCTTTCTCCCAGAGGATAATGCATTCCCACCCAAGCTTTGCATAGTACTCAACAAGCGGTTCTACTTCAGACTCATTATGCCAAGCATTTCCAAAGAACTCAAAGACCTTCATTTCAGCGAAATTGATGAAATCAGGCTTTTTACGGCCAACAGAAAGAGTCATAGTCGAGTTAGGTGCAAATCCCATTTTGAGAAGATAGGGAGCTAGGGATTGCTCTTGCTTCGAAATTTGGCCCCATTTGAAGGGGTGCTTACGATCTTTGTCTTTCCACCGTTTCTTCGCAGACTCCGAACGTCGACGTCTCGTTGCTTCCCTTTCTTCTTCAGTCCTTGCGTTCATTGTTTCTCGATAACGCCGACGTCTCTGTTGCTTCTGCTCTTCCGTTAGATTGTAATGAAAACGCCGACCTTTGTTAGCCTTCGAAACTTTCTGCTTTAGCTCCTCAGAGTGTCGTCCGCAAGTACAGCCAGGAGGACACTTACGAGCTCGTTGTTTACGTTGTTCAGGTGTAAGCTTGTCCCACATTTGTTTTGCACGTTTACTATCACGTTCCTGTCTCTCCAACCTTTGTTCTTCTGTAAGTTTTGAGGAGTGCTTACGGCCTCTGTTAGCTTCAGAGATCTTCTGCTTTGTCTCCTTGGAATGACGTCCACAGGTGCAGTCTGGAGGACACGGCCTTGACTTCTTTGCGCTAATCGCAGCTTTTTCTTCGTCGGACTTCTCCGCCCAGAGCTGTCGATTCACCTCACGAACATGCTGCTTCTGCTCGTCTGTCTTTGGAGGTTGCTTAGGAAAGACATTCGAATGACGAGCACAGGTGCAATCAGGAGGGCAAGCTTTAGATTTATGCCTACCGCAAGTGCAATCAGGATCACACTTCTTACGAACTTGCTTAGGTTTGTCTGTCATACAGACAATTATAGATTAATTATCGATAGACATATAGGGTTATCATACCCTAGTACTAGACGATTGTGGTATTGGTGTAAGTAATACTCATGGTTTTGGGAATCGTCATCGTTCCGATGTTGATCTGCTCGCCCTCATCGATATCTGTAACGACACAGTTGTGATAGACACGAGCTCTCATCTCACCTGTTAGAGGAGCTTGAACAATCTTGCGACAAGAGACAGCACCGAGTTGAACTTGTCGAATGAGGACCTCAAGAAGGGTGTTTGTGCCCTCAAGACCAGGGAGGGTTGCCCAGACAGGGGCAGAGAAGAGTTCATAGAACGTGAGACGAAGCATGCCTGGACCAACTGCAAGCGCTGTTGCAATCTCAAGAGGGAACTGAGCGTCAATCGGCTGAATAGGCTGAGCAGCTGCGACTGGCTGGGGCGGAGTATCTTGAATAGTCTGCAAATAGGCTAGACGCTGACTCCGGAAAGTCATAATCGTTAGCCCAGATCCAGCGATCCTTACCCGTGGTTCGGCCACTTAGTCACCTCTCTGACTCAAGATTCTCTTGCTCTATGCTGTCGTTGAAGTAACTGTAGACGAATCTGTAGTAGATAGCTCGCCTGTTGTTGTATCAACAGAGTAGCTAATCACGATGTAGTTCAACGGATACGACGGACGCCACTCGAATCTGACTTCAAGAACGTCAGGCAACGTACTGATCTGACGGACACTAAGTTCTCGATACCCAACGATAATCTTATCTCGAACAAGCGTCTGAAGCGCTGTATCAGCAGAGGCTTTTGTGTTGATGATAGTCTCAGGCAAGATTGGCTGGCCGATCAGGCCATCTGCATCGAGGAAGTCTCGAATACGATAGACCATGACATCTTCTTGTCCAACGAGCGACCATTCTTTCGTGAAGATGTCTGTTGGGTCTGTGGTTACGCCGTGTCGTACCCAAATCTGAGAGCGTTTGTTCTTCTCAACAACGCAAAGTCCTGCTTGAGCTTCGGCCATCTTCTCGCCATCGCGCTGTGTCTCAAGAACATCAGTAAAACTTGTCAAGATCTTGCGAGTCAGCGGCCAAGAAGCGTTATTCTTGACTGTAATGCCTGCTAGAGCTGCAGCGATAAACTGCCCGCCGACTGTGACATACTTGTTCAACTCAGGAGCGAAGTACTGGAACTTCGCAGGAGAGACAAGAATCATCCGTCGTTCAGAGAGCGTGTTAGCAACTACGATTCTCTGCGAAGAAGAATAAGCAGTTGTACTCCCGTCTAGGCCAACAATCGCTCGACGCTCATACTTGTTCTCGCTCTGAGTTGTAACATGCTGTTGAACAAGCGGGAACAGGGTAGATGTACCAGTTGCGGGAACAACAATCGCAATCTGATCCTCATCTCGCAACTTATCAAGGGCGTTGCTGTAGTCACCAACGACTGGAGACTCTGGATCTTCAGGATCGACAGCGACAGTCATGACTGTCGAGGCACCATTCTTCATAGCGAAAAACGCAGCAAGCGAAAGTTCAGAAGCTATGCTTCCATCTGAAGCGAAAGGAGGACCGTAGAAGTCCCGGATGTCGTCGTAAGAGTAGAAGTTGTAGACGTTGAAGTAATCTGTGTCAGTGTAGTTGTATTCAACGAAGACGGTCTCTTCTGGATCGATGTGACCACCGTCGACGACACGCGAGATCGTATACGTATCGTCACGTGTATTGGCCGTTACATCATCGCCCACCGAAATACGAACTACAGTGTAGTCTGTGTTCAAGACGTAGGGGATACCAGTTGTAACGCTCTTGACTGTTATGGAGCTTGTCTTGATGCCGGCTTTTGTGAGGACTCTGTTGACTGCAGGTGTTCCTTCTTCTGGGTCAACGTTAATCTTCAGAGACTCACGAAAGGTCTGGTACCCTCTAGTAAGACCGAAGATTGCTACTGCAGTGGGGACAGTAGAGTTCGGACGGATCTGAGGTGCACCGACGTTCTGCGAATAGATCCCCGGAGTCTTGTACGTGGAGAAGTCTACAGCAATTTTAACCAGCCCCTTTCACAGAGGTTACGTCTACTTCTTATGTGGTGTCAGTATGAGTTTTGTAGAGGGCAGTGCTAGTTCTAGTGCCAATTGTACGGATCCCAAACTGTAGGCACTGTCTCGATCTTACGGAGTGTGTACGTCCCATCGTTCTTGAAGATGATGTTGAACTGACCGAAGATATCGAAAGAGTAGACATCTTCATATGCGAGAACGGTAGCGCTCCACGGAGTCCCAACTGTGACGCTCTGTCCACCAGGTGTCAAGAAGTCAGAGTTGATTGCGATCGTCACATAGGGATTCTCAAAAAGTGAAGTCTTCAACGCTCTGTTTTGCTTCGTGTCGATTGTCTTGTCAGTCAAGACTTCAGTCGGATTACGGGCAAAAGCTAGTTGTGAAATCAAGTAATCTGAGATGCGATCACGTTCGAGTGAGCTCAGAGCAACAATGTTGAGCGAGACTCGTCCTTCGTAGCTCCACTCCTGGATTGGCTCCCAGTTGATGCGACCGTCGACTTCAGTCTGGTTCAAGAACTCCTGAGCGATACCAGCACGAACAAGCTTTGTGAACGAGAACTGTACCCAGATTCCTGGATACTTCTCCAATTTCAGCGGGTATTCGAGATCTACGCTACTGACCCTCGCTGTCTCGTTCAAGACTGTTGAACCAAGAAGCTGTTCACGGAGAGCTAAAACCATCGCTCGTTTCACAGACTCGATAACACCACCAGGAGCGCCACCTGGGACAGTCTCATTGAGATGCGGAGGTGCGGTCATATCTTCTCTCCAACGAGCGACTTCATGATCGACTGCTGAATCAAACCTCGTGACTCTTTGATTGCAGAAGAGAGTGCATTCTCAAAGAAGTACTTCGGCTTAATCCCTGGGTGCTTCCACTTCTCTGCTCGCCAGACCTTGACTCCACCTGGCAGAGTGACATACCCAGGTTGACCAACGCCCTTAGCTCTGACAAAGTGGAGGCCCGAGCTGTCTCGCATTGGGATAACTTTGCCTTCGAGCTCTTTCATCACACGAGGCTTAGTCCCCTGGTCTTGATACATCAAGAACTTGAGTGTCGTTCGAAGGCCGATGAGTCCTTCACCTGAAAGTGGGAGCACTGCTTTCATCGAGGTCCAGCCACGTTGATACATGTCTTCACGAGCTTTAGAGACTGCTCTATCTGAGATTTGACGAGCAACAGCTTCTGGGAGTGGGATTTTCACTGCACCCTCGCTTCTTCGTCCAGTCGACGAAAAGCTTGCCCAACAATCGGGTACTGAGTGATTACGTGGCTTGTAGTGACCTCACTCACTGGAGCAGTCTGCGAAACGTAGTCCCAATCATACTGTCCGAAACGAAGTCCAGTCCGTAGTGAGAGTGGGTCTACCTTCCCGAGCTGGTAAAATCCCTCGACTTCAACAGGGATGTGACCCTTACGACTCCATCTACGAACGCGAACGATGTAGTCACCGCTCAAGATTACGGGCGGGTATTCAGTCTGGACGTTTCGAGTGTCCGGGTTGAATGTCCCTCGTTTGCTCAGAACCTCTTCGTTAGTATCTTGATCAGTGAAGAGCGCCCAGACTCGAGCAACTGTTTTGACTCCACCCTCGAAGGTAGTTCCCCAGCATCTCGTACACGTCTGATCTTCGGGTTGATGATAGACATCGTCATAACAGAGCGAACACCTTGGTTGAGTGTCTTGATCAATCGAAGCATGATACAAAGCGAGTATGATTGCTTCTTCACCATGCGACATCAGTGAATCGCGTACAGATTGTCGTAGAAGTCTAACTGAGTAGTCTTCAGGCAGGTCATATCTCGACATACTGACCTCCTAGATCAAGCGATTAGAAAAGGCAATTGCAAGACTGGACTGGCGAGATAGTTCCCCACTATGTAGACAGACTCTGGACATTTTTGAATTTCTTCAAGGTATTCGTCCCAAACGATATAACATTTCCACCCAATCTCTGCCCACTTACTGCAGATCTCTTGTTCCCGACCATGATCAGAATCATGCCAATATGAACCAAAATACTCAACGATTTCGTGTAAAGACTCATTAACAAAATCAGGATTGTGAAAGCTCTTGTCCTTCCAAGTACGCCAAAAATCAAGTCCATCACCTGTATGTCGAAAACCTAAACGAGACAATGGTTCAACTAGTGAAAGCTCTTCTTGACTAGGCCGTATAGAGTTGTTCCCTAGACGCTTACGTTTATGTTCTTCACTTTGTCTGTACCCCCGGAGTCCATAGTTGGGTTTTCCCTTTTTCGAACGTGAGATTCTTTCACCCATATCAGACGGTTGTACTGTAGGTTTACGGAACTCAACTTTACACTCTGGTGAGCAAAAAATACTCCCTGTCTCTGTCCTGTACTCACGCCCACACCGACAGACTGACTTCGGAGGTTCGTACCCCCATAGAAGAGTCTTTCGGCAATATGAGTCGAAACGACACTCGTCAGAACAAAATCGTCGGTACTCTACACAAGAGATCCACTGTTCACACAACGGGTGTTCACACTCTCGATACTTATTCCTCGGCGAACACTTAGGACATAGCTGGTTAGGGTGTCCACGCAGTGTGTTGTACTCCCATTCTGAGTTACATACACTACAAACAGTACCACGAAGTCGGGTTTGTGTACTTCTTGCTAATTTACGACACTCAGGACTACAATAAACAATCCCTGCAGGAGTGTTTACACGTTTTGAACAACTATTTTGCCCACACTCTAACCACCGGGGGTTACATCCATCAGAACAGTACTTCTTATTTCCACGTTGTGGAAAACTAGTTCCGCATATACAGGTTACTGTCTTCATAATCTCATTATATGATTCTGTTGCTAAACTGGATGACTGGGCTGGAGGGGTAGAAGCGAAAACTTCTCTGCGCGGCTACTGACATTCCTAGGACACCGAGACTCCCTCGGCCTCCACCACCAAAGAAGCCTCCAGCTACGATCAACGAGCCACGCGATAGAGAGAGGAGCTGTCTCTTCGCAACAACAATCGCCTTCTCAAAATCAGGCTTCTCATCATCAAGAATCATCTTCCAACGTTGAGAGTAGTCTCTGCGATCTGTATATGTGTTCGACATGTTGCGGAAGTCTGGGATCTCTGTATACGATCTCATCAGATGACGTATGACTTCGAGTCTGAGTCCCCATACAAGGAGTGAAGTCCACTCTCTAGGCACAGCTTCGTCAGTCGGGAAGACTCCGTAATTCGTTGGAGGCTGTCCAGTTAAGTTGATTCGACCAACAGTAGAGAAGAGAAGATGAGCGAGTCTCTCATAGCTGAACTTCGTCTGAAAGTTCTCTTGCAGCCAAGCGCCACCATCAGTTGAATCGAAAAGATCACCGAACGACCACGTTGCGCTTTCAATAACAAACTTCGATTGCTCACTAAACGAATCGTATGTAGGCATTGGGTCAAGGATCTGGAGGTAGTCTGTGTACGCGTAATCCTCACCGTTGAGCGAATACGTCCACTCGACAGTTAGAACACCTCGTTTTTGAGTCCACTGAGGCCCGATGTTGTAAAAGTAGCGGCCAATATCTTCACGCTGAATTCGATCTTGCGGATCTGTGTGATCATCAATCTGAAAGACGATGCGTCCACGTGGATCGTCAGAATCAAAGTTCGAGAGTGTTGTATGATACCACAACTTCATCGAAACTGAATCTGCGTCAGCATCGACATAGTCTTGACCACCACGAGTCACTGCAAGCGAAACATATCCCTGCCCACCAAGTGAGACGAAGCGTCGGGTAACAGAAGCGTTCTGAACTTTGGGCGAATAGACTCCAACGCCTAGAGACTCTGCAGGTTCTTCTTCATATGGAACAGGCTCTTCTGGGAACAACTCTCCACTAGGGTACATCTACACACTCCCTCTCGATCACAGTGGCCCCGTGACGCGATTGTACCCTACTTCGGCTCTCGAACTCGTGCCACCCGGGTTGGGCATAAAGACATACTCAATGTTGCCCTCAGTATGCTTACGATAGTCCGAACGATCGAGGGGCATCCAAGCATAGAGGAGATGCCATGTGTAAGTGCCGAAAGCCGCTAAGTCTGCAGGGTACCCCGTGTCAACTAGATCTGGCCAATCTGCCCAACCGTCGTACTGAAGTGCTAGATCTGTTACAGTGTAGTCTGTGTCTGTTATATCGAGTGTAGGTACATGTGTCCCGTCAGCAACAACATCGTTCCCGAGTCCGTGACCTACAACAAAATCGTGCAGTGGGTAGTACCCATTGTACTTTCGAACTGAATTCCCGATCAGAATGAAGTCAAGATCGTGTATTGGGATCAAGCTGCTCGGTCCGTAGTGTACAAGCCAGTAGGAAGCTACGACTGCACCTAAAGAGTGGGCGAAGACAGTCTTCTGGCCTGTCGTCGCTAATAAAGCGTTGTTGAGCGCTAATGCGCCTGCTGGGATGTCAGTCGCATAGTTCGCTCCCAAATTGGGATAGAAGACTTCTCTCGTTGCAACGTTCTTAGTGACCTGACCCTGTAACATCAAAGTCATCTGACTAGGCTTGCCGAAGGTTCCGGGGACAAGTAGGACTGTATGGGTAGGTGCTGGTTCTACAATCGCAGGAGTTCGTCCTGGGTCGTAAACGCGTTTGTCCCAGTAGAACTCTGGATCATCAACTGTTACGAAGTCATCAGGATCAATCGGGATCGGGACTGGGTCGAGATTGGGGTAAGTCACTGCTCCACACGGACGGTTGTACGCAGACTCAACGATACCACGATACTGTGACATCTGCGCTTCACGTTCACCAGGGTCTGTGTATTCTAGAGACACCATCGGGAGTAGAAGTGATGGGATCCAAATGTACGTGACATTGCCCTCAACAAAAGTGAAGTTATGTGGATCATCGTAAGCGATATCAGAATACGCATAGTGATACGCATCTGATTGCCCGTACTTCATGTTTGTGATTGCGATTGAATTCCCTTGATCATCGGGAACATCTGCCCAACCATCCCACTGCCGAACTATGTCGTACACGTGATAGGGCGTATCAATCGGGATACCAGAGCCACCAGGATCATGTTCTGAATCACGACCTGGAGGATGCACCTTCCACCCAGGGTATGCTCCGCCTTTGGGATCACCATTGTACTTGCGCTCTGGATTGCCTGTGAGATAGAAGGTGATATCTGCAGGGTCTACATCATGTCGATCGCGTATCCACTTGTATGCGATCTGAGCACCGAGTCCGTGACCTGCGATGATATAGGGCGCTGGGTTGTCAGCGAAGAACTGAGACAAATACTCAACACCGTTGTCTACGTTGTATGCACCAGGCCAGTTCCAGTACCAGATTCGCTTGACTGTGTTCCCAGCCCAGAATTCGCCCTTGAGCCACTTCGAATCGAATTCACGATAAGCACCTGCTAGGGTACCCACTGTTGCCATACTACGGCCCTATGTATGAGATATCGAGACGACTGAGTGTATTAGAAGGAGGGTCGAACCAACTCAAGATTCCTGTGATAATGCCTGTTGCTCCGTAAGAAGTCTTGATGCGAATGATGTCACCCTGAGTGAGTCTGACACGTCTTGTAAGAGTCTGCGTTTGCGAGAAGCCAGGTTGAATCAAGTTGCCCCGGAGACCTGAACTATCTCGAATATCTGTATCTACGCCATTCAAGACGAGCCAGATGTGCCCAACATCAGGAACGAGATTCGGGCTCCACTGCATTTGGACTTCGATGAGATAACGCCCTGGTTCTCGAACGAGGATATCACTTGGAGAACGAACATCGAACATATCAAAGGAGTCTTCAACCTCTGTAGTCCATTCGAGGTTCGTCCCTGAGTAGTAGAGCGTCTGCTTCTTCTTCTGAGTTAACGTCAGAACGGGTACTTGACCGACAGGTAAGAGGGTCCAACGAGCTACTGTGATGTAGCGAGTGTAGTCTTGGATCGAGACCCAGTCAAGATTCGCAGGTGTTGTCTGTCCAAAGAAGCGATTTCCTGCGACTACACCAATACCCCAACCACGGAAATTCGCGCCCTTTGGAGCAGCAGACTTGTCGTCGACAATCGAACCGATATAGTGGCCGTCACGATAGAGTGAGAAGGTTCGATCTACGATTTGGCCTCGCCACTCACTGTTAGCTTGGCCAGTGTCTACGTTTCTGATCTCACCGAGATACTTCTCGCCATCAGGGCCAGTCTCAGTGTACCACAGTTTCAGGTAGTCATCACCGAGTCGAAGTCGGGTGTAGTACTGATTGTCGTCAGACATGCGGAAGTACATGTCATTTGTCGCGCCCTCAGTGAAGAGAATCTCTTCTTCGATCGCTGTCCCACCGACACGCCAAATGATGACCTGATCGTCAGTCTGAGTGTATCTGTCAGACGGGTAGATGCGCCTAGCGATACATCTCTGGGTGTTAGCTCCGTTGTCGATAAACGATGCTGTTTGACCGTCTGAAGTTGCCCAACGACCATGCGTATTCGGGTCGAGCAAGTACCACTGATTCCAGTAAGTAGCACCCAGATTCAGATTGCTTGTTCGATTGAAGTAGTCAACAGAGTAGATGCCTGCTGAAACCGCATTGTTCGGAAAGACTGACCAAACACGAGCTCTGTTTGTATCTGTCTCCCAAATCTGCAACCCTGGCCACGGACTTGCTGGCCTCGTGGACGAAGTGCAGATGATGTAGGGCGGATTTCGAATTTCTTGATACTCGTGAACGTGATTGCCAGCAGCAGATTGAAACTGGCCTGGGCCAATCGTGTGATGGATGCCGTTCAGAGTGTCTGTATCCGCACCCTCATGCGTATTGATCTGAAGCAGCTTGTCACCATGAAAACGATCACTAGTCGACCCTGAATGATCGTGTGTTCTCAGTATGACAGTATCTTGAAGAGCTTCAACAGCATCACCGAGGTCTCGATGACTCTCGATGTGATTCTTGTTGCCCGAACCAGCAGAACTAAGTGGTGTATCTTCAGGCAGCGAAGGCTCAAGGAAGAGGTCAGTACTTTCTGGCCAGTTTGTTCCCAAAGTAGAACCTCCCTCAATCTACGCTAGCGAGAAAATTAGTGCGGAAGGTTGAAGTTCATCACTCGACCATCAAGGCGATCCTTGAAGTCATCCGTATGACGGAACGGGAAGGGGTGGCGATGATCAGGGTCAGTGCTTGTATCGCCCTTCGCACGAGCATGAGTCACAGACGAGTTGTACGCAGTGACCGCATTTGCAGGCGGAGTCGCGAGCGCGTCAAGGTAGTTCGCTCCATCACCGAAAGTGAACTGCTTGACTTGTTTGATATCAGCCATTGTAGAGCTCCTAACTCAATTTGGGCGTCTGAATACGGGTAAAGATGAACTTCACTGCTCCACCGTCGTCAACTGTCTTCGATGGGATGAACTCGCCCGCAAGATCTTTGTACTGCTCTGAAAGGGGTGGGACTCCGTCTTTGACATCCTGCGACTTCTGCCAGACAGACTCGCCTGAAATGAGGCACTTCATCTCGACGAGATCTCTTGAAGCAGAATTCTCTTCGAGAACGTACCCTGCATCTTTCTGGCCATGCACGACGGTCTCATCAAGCGAGAGTTGATCGATCTTGCGTTCCATCTCAGGATCGTTCGTGACGCTGACTCTGCCCTTCAAAACGAGTCGTCGGAAGCCCTGTACTTCCATCGCTCTCGGAGGCAAAACGACGATCGAGTCTTCGTGACCTTTCGGTTGCATCCAGAAACTGACTTCACGATCAGGCTCATTGACCGAAATTCGCTTCAGCGTCAGATTCTCTGCATAGAGAGTGCCCTCGTACTTACGAAGGTCTGTGATCGACTGGGGGTCATCAACTCTGCTGCTAACGGTAGCAGTCATTACACTAACTCCTCTTGCTCTGAACTACACTCTATGACATTAACTGTCATAGCTTAGCAAGAGAATCCGGAAGCTACTCCTACAAGAACATCACGTTTTGCGTCTCATGAACGTAGATGTTGTTGACAGGAGTTCGCGAAATGTAGAGAGAATCTTCGTCCTGAACTTCTCGAACAAGCACGTCCTCAGTAATATCTGCGACTGAGACTCGAGCTTTGATCCACTTACCCCTCATCGTTTTCAAGCTCCTGAAGTACGAAAGCACCGTCAACGTATTTGTAGTAAGAGAGCTGCTTCCCGTCTACATCTCTTACATCAATGTGGTCGTTGCAGAACTTGATGTGATACCCAGGCCTCACAAGAAAACCAGGTCGGATAGGGATAGTAGGTGTATCAGGATTGCTAGACACCACCTTGTTCATGTCCCCACTGAGGTCGGAGACGATTTTCTGTGTCTCGATCATCGAAGTCTCCCGTATTTGTCTGTCACTGCATCAGGCCTCTCACGTCTAGTAGCAGCATCCCACTCTTCTTCAAGTTGCTTGAAACGTTCGCGTTGTTGATGACTATATCCCTGAGGAGCACGACAGACTTCGCATGAACCAGAAGCGCAGCATTCACTCACTACTGAACCCTTCAGGCATCATTACTGCAGTTCCAATTCGTTCGATCTCGTCCCAATTCAAGCGAAGCCAGATTTGAGTGCTCTCTTCAAATGACTTCACGTGATGAACAAAACCCTGAACACCCCACGCTTTGACCTCATCTACGAGGAGGAACCCACCTACGAAGCCTTGACGCTCTTTGACGATTTGAACAACGTCTCCGTGCTTGATGGACTCTTTGTCAGACACTGAATTCTTCTCCTTCAAGAACTCTCAGATGGACTCTACTGAATCGAGCTCCCAGACATCTTCTTCTAGAGACTCGAAGCCCTTCTCGATGACTAGTTCGCTCAAAAACTTCTCGAACTTGGGCTCTCCTTCTTCGCGACTGTACCCGAAATCTTCGACCAATTTCCAAAGTTCTTCGCGATCAGACTCCGTTACCTCAACGATAACGTCCTTGCGAACTTCTTCGTTCTCTGCAGAGAAGAAACTGACTTTGAACTGGCTTTTGGTTTCCATAGTAGAATTATAGTATGGCAAACGCCCGAACAAAAGAGCAGACACTCAGAAAGTACAGATTTCTTTAAACTGCTTCAGGAAGCTCTGAATTCGAAACGACGCGGCCATTGAACGGAGCAACATTCATCACAACAGGCGTCTTGATCGGCAGATCCGAGATATGATCGACGAAGTGCTGAATGTCGCTCATATCATCGTTCTCATTTTCTGCGAGAACAACGATCTGATGGAACTTGCTAGTCTCTCTATCGATTAGATCAACGATGTACTGACGCATCGTGGTCTCCCTGGTTGGCAACCTTGATGCGCTGAATTATAGAGTATGCGCTTCACTTAACCTAGTGTTTTCCGAGACCCTATAGTCAACATGGTAGTTGTCTTGGTTTGTCTCTAAAGAACGTGATAGTCCCTATATAAGATGACTAGCAACTGAGATAGCTATTATCGAGACTCAAGGCCAAGGAGTACGACTCCGAGGGGAGACAGGTGCCCCCACTGGTTCGGGAGCCACGAAGTCCCGTTGCTAGTTAACATCTAGCTCCTTACTCTACTCTTCTACTTCATCTATTATTCGAGTGAGTTAGAATTACTTTGGACCTACTACTGACTCAAGCTGAGTTTTAAGCTCCTTGTTCTCGGACTCTAGTTCCGCGATGCGGGTGTTAGCGATGGCTAGAGCAGTGCCAAGCTGTCCTTGGGTAACTATCAAGCCGAACACATCGATCTGACTCATCAGACGTGGGTCCATCAAACCCATCCTCTCTGGGTGATTTCTTGGGCGAACCAGGCTCCAATGATGTTGTAAGCAGCCTGGACGAAGTGGGTGCCGTCATACTTGAGGGAGGACGGCACATTACCGTTAGCGATGTCCGTTGCGTCTTGCGAAACAGGTGTGATCCCGGCAGCGGCCAGACCATCAGAGATCAGGTAGGACCGCAGGTCGGCGTAGTTGCCCCCGAAGGCTGCCTGCAACGCGGTGTTGAGCGTGGTCATGCTGTTCTGGGTGTTGGACACCACCAGGTAGCGGGTGGTCCCGGCGGGCAGATTGTCGATCATCGAGGTGATGTCCCGGACGATGGCGGTGGGCTGGGAGGTGTTGTTGGTCCCTACCCAGATGATGTTGACCCGGTTGCGCATCGAAGCACCCTCATCTCCGACGAACGGCGTCAGGGCGGGGACCGACACCGTGGACGCCGGAGCGGCATCCGGCGTGAAGGTGAAGACGTTGGCCAGGGCATTGGTCAGGTCATGCCGCAGGGTGCCGTTGACCCCCGCCAGGGAACCGTGCATGTTCAGCCCCGCCGAGGCCACGTTGCCGGTGCGCCAGCCGGTGGTCGGGCTGATCGCCGTCAGGCTGATGGCGGCGGTCGTACCGGACGGGATCTGATTGCCGGTCAGGGTGACCAGGGGCTGAAGCCCTCCCTGTCGGGTAGCGACCTCTGCCGATCCGTGTGCCCCCTGCCCTCCGTTGTAGACTGCGACCCCCAGGGTGGTGGCCAGGGTCTGCGGCCAGGTCGGACTGGCTTGGACATCGCCGGTGGTCTGGGAGTAGGTCAGGGAGTCCCCCCAGCAGGCGATGTCCGCGATGACTGGCACCGGGCGGGGGATGGCGTGGGATCGGGACATCTGCATGGCCGATACGTCATGGTCGAGGGTCTTGGTGGTGGCCAACAGCCCCTCGGGGTAGGCACTACCCAGGAACAACCGGGGCTTCCCGGAGAAGTACTGCTCGACGCCGCCGATGGTGACCTTCTGGGCGGTGATGACCACCTGGATAATGTTCCAGGCCAGCGGGCTGGCGACGGTGGTGACCGCCACCCCGTTACAGGACAGGGTGGTGGGGCTGGCGGCGTCGATGTAGAGCCGTGCCGGGGAGGACGCATCACCGAAGGTGGCGATGGTGTAGCGGTCGGTGCCGGTGGGTAATGCACCCAGGCGGAAGCGAAGTTCGACCTCGGTGGCCCCGTGCGGCAGCTCCACCGCTGCCGAGCCCTCACCGTGGATGCGTAGCGTGGTGCCGGTAACGACCTCGCAGTAGGCCGGATCGAAGGATCCGATGGACGGGAACTCGGTCGGGTTGGGACTGGAGGCGTCGTAGGTGATCAGCGCCGCCGACGGAGCGGTGGTAGCTCCGGCCAGAGTGGCGTATCCGAAGGTGGCAGCTTGCTGGTTGTAGAGGTAGCGCAGGTTGTTGGTGCTCAGCGCGGTGTCGTAGGCGCGTGCCTCGTAGACCTGCCCGTTGTAGGGGGCCAGCGACGAGGATCCGGTGGGGTAGCCGACGTTGACGGTGCCCCCGCCGGGGGGCAGGGTGTCCACCGTGACCGACGAGGAGGCGCTGCTGGCGCTGAAGGTGGCGATATCCGTTCGGGTGAACACCAGTCGTAGGGAGTTAGTGGTCTGGAACACCGACATCGAGTGCGCCGTCAGGGCGGTCTTGAGGTTGGTGGCCGTGGCCGCTGTGGACGCTCCGATGGCGACATCGGTGGACACCGAAGCGCTGGTGCGGAAGGTGTAGGTCACCCCGTTGACGGCGATAGTCTCCCCGTCGGACGGCTGCCCGGAGAACAGCAAGGTCTTGAAGTAGCCGGTGGCGGTCATGAAGTCGGTGCCGCCCCGGCAGGCCCGCAGGGTGACCGTCCCGGCGGTGGCGTCGATGGTGGCAGCCAGGAACGTCGCAGAGCCCGGAGGAAGAACGAAGCCATGCAGGAAGTTCAGGCTGTTGATCGTCGCCCCGGCGAGCATGAACACCGAACCGAACGCAGAGCTGTTGGATTGACGACTGTCCATGATGACGGCACCGCCGTACTGCCACTGCACCCAGGCGGTGTAGGTGATGCCGGTCGTCGCCGCCAGGGTGGTCTGGGACACCGCCTTGTTGGCCCCGTTGAAGTTGTAGTAGGCCGGGGAACCGGCGTGCAGGACGGGGTCGCTGGCGACGGTGGTGTCCAGCTCGTTGTTGCGGCGCGGCAGGACGTAGCACACGTCGTCGTCCATGACGGGGAACTGGATCAGCTTCAGCGCCCGACGCACATCGGAACCGGTGCCCGAGGTGTAGTGGACGTAGATGCTCTCCTCGTCGGTGATCACCTGGGGGTAGTTGACCGAGCCGTCCTCTCCGGAAAAGTTGACGCCGGGGACGAAGTCGTCGGACCCGCGCCGGGACAGGAACAGTGCTCCGTTGCGCCGTCCGGTCGAGATGCCCTGGGTTCCCGACCCGGTGGAGTGCTGGGCGTGGTCGACGTGCGCGAGCACCCATCGCTTCGGGGACACCTGTCGGGCGAAGCCTCGGGTGGAGGGCACCAGCATCTCGGTGCTCACCGCCGCTGAGAAGGTTGCCCCGTTGTCGTAGCTGACCGACACTAGCATCATGTCGGGGTCGAGCAGCTGCATGTTCAGGTTGCGGTGGAAGACGTAGATGTGCCCTGCGGGGTTCTGCACGACGAACGGCTCCCAGGCGCAGAAGTCCTCGAACGCGGTGGTGTCGAGGTAGGTCGGCGTGATCACCCCGTCGGTGCCCACGATGAGCAGCATGTTGTACTTACGCGCCTTGACGAACGTACTGGTCGAGGTCGTCGCGGTGGACTGGAGGGTGTTGCTGTAGGCGGTGGCCGGGATGGCGACCCGCCCGTCCTGGAGCACGATGGGGTTGCTGGATGGGAACACGATCCAGTCGTTCTGGCCGTCCTTGGTCAGCCGATTGGACCTACCACCCGTGACACTGGTGAGGGTGCTGGAGGTGAACACCTGGTTATCGTCGATGTACTCCAGGCGGTAGTTGGTCCACTTCTCGGTGGGGTCGTTCAGGATGGAGATGAAGGCGTCCGCCGCACTCCATGAGCACCACAGTTGATTGTTCACAACGACGAGGTTGGGCTGCCACTCCAGGGTGGTGCCGGTCTTGGGGTTGTTGCAGTAGGTGGCATCTCGGAAGGGCTGGATGGCCGTGGTCCAGGTCACCCCGTCGGTGGAGGTGGTGAGCCAGATCTGCTGTCCGGTGGAGCCCTCCACCAGGCCCTGAGTGGTGCCGTCCATGATCGCCCAGTACCTACCTCGCCAGTAGGCCATCGAGGAGTTGGAGACGTAGGTCAGCCCCGCCGGGTCGTTGTAGGGGTCGATGATCGTGGTGGTGACCGGGGTGGGGTTGTAGATGGCGCAGGGCAGGGTGGTTCCGGCGTCGATGGTGTCGTAGGGCTGTGCGGCCACCGCCAGGGCCTTGGTCATCAGCTTGGGCTTGGTGAAGTCGGTGCCGTACCAGGCCGAGCAGAACGCGAAGGCGTCTCCACCGCTGATGTTGGTCTCGAACGCGGTGAAGTAGGTCCAGGTGTCGCAGAACGCCGAGAACTGGTCCCGCACGATAGCCAGGGAGTCGGCTACGTACTGTGCCTGCTGGGTCTCACTCAGCGGGTTGGTGCCGAAGCTGATCCGCGAGCCGGTGTGGATGGTGCCGGTGCCGCCCGTGCATCCGGTCAGGGTGTTGCCGACCAGTCCGGTGTGCCCGAACAACTCCCAGCCGTTGGTAGTCTCGATATAGAACCCGCTGGCTGTCCCGCCGCCGAGGTCTCCGGCAGAGGCCACGGGGTCGGCAGCGTTGACCTTGGTGCCGTCAGCCACCGTGATGGTGGACTGCGGCAGTGTCAGGCCGTCGGAGGACGCCGCCACGGTGGTGTTGTGGGTGTACCACCCGAACTCGTTCAACTCCACGAGTACCGAGGTCCGGTTGTATTCCATCAGGGTGTCTCGGACCTGGTGCGCGTTGTCGAGACTGGTGGAGTTGAGGTTGTGACTCCAGGGGCTGTTGTTGTAGGCGATGTAGGGGTGGTAGCCAATGGCGTCGAAGTCCGCCACTCCGAGGTCGAGAATGGCCCGCAACCACTCGTCGGCGGTGTAGGACTGGGCATCGGTCGTCCCGGCCTCACTGCGCAGTCGGGCCAACCCGCCCATCACGATCCGGTGACCGGACGCCGCCTCTCCCAACTCGGTTAGGATGGCAGTCCTGGCAGCGTTGTACCAGTCCACAAACAGCGGTGCCGAGGCTGACGGTCCCCAGAAAATGCTCATGTTGCACTCGTTGCCAAGCTCCCAGATATGCACCCGGTCCTTGTAGCGGTGCACGGCGGCGACGATGTAGGTGATCCAGCGGTCCCGCCAGGTGGTGTAGGCGTTGGTGCCCTTGCCGTCGTTGAGGCTGTTGTTGTTCGCGTCGACTACCGAGATGCCCTTGGTGGCCGAACCGGGAACGTACCGGCTGTGGTTCTCCGAAGTCGGAGTCCTTGCCCAGAACGGGGTTCGGGGCATGAATATGGCCTGGATGGACAGTCCCTGAGCGACCTGGGCGTCGACCATGGTGTCGAACGCCGACCAGTCGTAGGTGCCCTGTGTGCTCTCTGCGACGAGCCAGTCGAATGCCTCACGGGTAGAGGTGACATGGAGACTGCGCAGGGCGGCAGCCTCCACGGCGGCGTTGGCCAGGTTCATCTCGGCGGTGAACTGGCACATGCCGACCCGGATCTGTGGGCTGGTGGCACGGTCGGGCAGCATGTTCGCCGCCGCGTAGATGGTGGACTGTTCGGTGGCGGTGATCGCCCGGTTGACCAGGAACATGTGAGCGCCGACCACCGGCTGCACACCGTAGGTCCCGGAGAACCAGGTCAGGTCGGTGCCATTGGCGGACAGAGTGGCGTTTGTCCCGGCCACTGTCCGGTCGATGCCGTCGATGTAGATGGCGGTGGCCGACCCGTTCTTGGTCAGCACCACCGAGTGCCAGCCCAGGTGGTCGGTGATCGGATGCGCAGGGTCGCTGGAGGCAACAATCGTGGCCGCGCCTCCGGACCCGGCCAGTAGTTGCACGACACCACCGGAGGTTAGAACGAGTGCGTGGGTGCCCACCGTGGTGGTCTGGAGTTTCAGGCTGGCATCGTCCACCCAGAACGAGTACGCCACCCCGCCGCCATATCCGGCAGCGCGCTTGAGGATGATCCGCAGGCCGCTGGCTCCGGTGCCGGTCGTCTCAGGGAGGTCGAACGTCAGGGTGACCTGCGTCCAGGTGGTGGCGTTGGCAATACCGTAGAGCGCGTCATTAGACGAGGTCGACCACACGTTGGTGGTGCCGGTCTGAAGGTACTGCACCGACCCTCCGGCAACGGGGGTGTACATGACCTGGAGACTCATCCGCCCGGAGGCATTGGTGTCGTTCTTGTACCAGAAGCTCACGGTGTAGCGTCCTGGTGACGCTGAGTCCAGACCTTGGTTGACCCCGGCGTTGCCGCCGGAGGAGTTCACATCGATGCGGATGGACTGGCTGCCGCCGTGGTGCTCCGCAGTGTCGGCAAACGCCCCCGATCCGGTGCCGATGGAGTCCCGCCAGCCGTTGTAGCCCGAGGTGATCAGCGCCGACTCCATGCCAGGGTCGGTCAGTAGTTCGGCCCCCAGCGCGCCATAGATGTCGCCCCGTTGCATCAAGGACCCGGTGACCGCCGCCCTGCGCCGGAAGAATACCCCGGCGGTGAAGGTGTCGCCCACGTTGAGCTTACTGGCCGCACTGGCGGTCAGGGCGCTGCTGCTGTACGGGCGCAATCCGACCGCGCCAACTCCACCCGGAGAGTTCCAGGCCCGCAGCACCCCACCGATACCAGACAGGGCGGCGTTGGCCGGTGAGGACGCCTTATCGGCGGCACTGGTGCCGGAGGTCTCCTCGCAGGGCCAGTAGCCGACCAGACCCGACAGGGAGGAGATGGCCGCGATCTGGCTCACGTCAGGGTCACCGTCTTTGTCACTCCGTTGACCCGGATGAACAGACCCGCCGTGGTAGACCAGACATCACCGTCGGCAGGGGAGGTCGGGGCGGTCCCGTGCGCCACGTTTAAGCCCGCAGCGGAGGTGGTGGACGCCGCCGTGGTCGTCTTGCCCTGCACGACCAGAGAGTCCGGGGTGGTGATGACATCGGCGGCACTGCGGTAGAGCTGGGTGTCACCGCCGATCACCACACCTGCCCCTGAGCCGGTGATCGGGAACTGCGCCTGACCGGCGTTGTTGAATGAAGCCACGTTGCGTGCCGAGGTGGTGTCGTTGGCGGTGGTGAATATCTGGATCTGAGTGCCGTGTGCAGTGCCGGTCCACGCTTGGGAGGACAAGCCGTACACGCCCGCTGCCGTACCCGAGAAGGACGATCCGTCGTGGCCCCGGAAGCTCAGCAGGCCGATGGCGACACCGGAGGCGAGAGCCGCTGGTGACCCGGAGGTGCCGTCCGCCCGGTAGAAGATGTTCTGCCCGCCGTTGGCGTAGGTCTTGGTCTCGTAACCGACCGCCGAGGAGGAAACCATCTGGATCGGTCGGTCCACCATCAGGGCGTATCCGGACGCAGAGGCCGCGCCGATGCCGACCTCGTTGGATGAGTTGGCCTTGACCAGGCTGTAGGTGGTGCCGTTGAGTCGCACGAAAGTATCAGTGGTGGTGGTCCACACCGCTCCGTTGGGGGGACTGGTAGGAGCAGTGCCGTGCGGCAGGACCAGACCAGCATTACTGGTGGTAGACGCAGCAGTTAGTAGCCGCCCAGCCAGGGTGATGTCGCCCGAGGCTCTATCAATGCTGATGACGGTGGTCTTGGCCGAACCTGCATCGGTACAGGACTGGATAGTGAAGTTCGATCCAGCGTCTGAGCCGGATTCGGCGGCACTCGTGCAACCGATCAGCCACCGTTGCGTGGTTCCGGTGGAGAACCCCAGATACCGGTTCTGGCCCGCCGCCGCACGGACAAGCAGTTGTTTGGTGGAAGTGTCGGTACCGATACCCACATAGTTGTTGTCACCGTAAAGGAACGTCGTTCCAGACGCGGCGATCTCGAACCACTTCGTGCCGGTCGTCGTCGTTGTCGTAGCCCCGGTGTAGATGGATACATTGGTGGCGGCGTTATAAAGGGCGGTGCCGCCGCCGATCATCACGTAGGAGCCGTTACCTGAGGACTGACACTGCACCCGCAGGCCCATCACCGGCTCTTCGGCGTTGGTGTAGTGCTTGACGCCGTACATGGTGGTCTTGTTGGCCCCGTCGGTGGCCGAGTCGGCGTTGATGGCGTACCCCGAGCCGGTCACGAAGTAGGACGAACCCAGGTTGCCGATCTGGGTGGCGATGGAAGTGTGCAGCTTGCCCACGGTGACGCTGCCGTCAGTCGGGATACGGGTGTCGTCTAGTCGATAGTCAAAGTCATCTACTGCTTTGAGCAACCCCCTAGCGTCAGTGGCGTTGGTGGATTGCAGGATGCTGGTGCCGAACTCTGTACGTGCTGCAAGCTCAGCGAGATCCCAAGCAGACACAGCACCGATGTTGTGTCCGTTGAGATCTAGATTACCACCTAGGGTAGGGGAACCGTCTGCAGACAAGCCGGTGACAATGCCGCCTCCAGGTTCATTAGACGGAAGCCAAACATCGTTCGCTACATTGAAAGAAGGAGGACTATCAGGATAGGTTCCACCGACCCAAATTGTCTGTCGCGTATCTGAAGGTCGTGACGGCCACGCTGATCCAGTCCACTTCAGAACACGAGGGAAAGCAGTAATATCAGACGCAGTTGCTGTCCCAACTTTGTGGCCATTAAGGTCAAGATCTCCACCAAGTTGAGGCGTAGGGTCGAGGGAGAGGTCAGAACCAGCTACTGCAGTCCATGTAGTTCCCTTACTAACGTACATCAGATCACTCTCTCAAGTCTCTATGCTGCTGTCTCAGGAAACCACAAATCACCATTAAGATTTGCTGTAGGAGCTTGAGCAGGAGCAGCTCCACCAATCCAAATGACAGGGTGTCCTGACGCTTCTGTTGGGCGAGCAGGCCACCCACTGTTGTAGTAGACTACAAAGGGAAGAGCAGAGGTGTTCGCAATGGCATTGTCTGCGATTTCGTGAGCTTGATCTATACCATCTTCGATATAGTTAAGACGCGACGCAGAGAGGGGAGTGCCTCCTTCAGCTCCATTATGCCATGTCTGCTTCTCATACACCAAGACTAGCGTCCTTCAGCTCAAGGAGACATAGGGAATGACTTCACTTATTTAGCCGTGACTCTCCTAGACTTTCTCTAGACAAGAAAAACTGCAGTTTTCTACGAAGACATCTTTTGTCTCTCGATCTCCTATACTATAATTTCACTATAGGTCATTCAAGATCTAGGGAGAGAACAGGAGAAGCACGTGGATTACGAAATGAGCTTCATCGGTGGTAAGTGGGAGATCTCAGCAGTCAACTACGATTATGATGACGCAGTCTTTCACGAGATCGTGATTGCAGAGTTTTCAGACCACAAACTCGCGCTCATGAATTGGGAGATGATGATGGAGGTCTGCTTCTAATGAGTCAAGAACATATCGAAGTCGGGGATGAAGTCATTCTCAATAGAAGTCTCAAGGACTTCAGAATAGGGAGAAGAGAATCATGAGGCCAACATGGATCGCAGAAAAGATCGAACATGCTCAGTTCATGTTGAAGCATCGTAGGATCGAAACAGGTGAGACACCGAACAACCATTCGCCCTCGTTTTGGCGGGGGTACGAACAAGCGATGAAAGATGTATGGGATCAGGAGACGAAAGAATCATGAAAGATCACGAATACGGGGACATCACTGTTGTCTCTCAGGAGAAGGCTAGAGAGACACGTCAATCGTACTCGAAGACTCGTATCTATGGAGCTATCGACGCTCTCGCAGACAAAGAGCTCTACGAATCCGAGCCCTACAAGGGTCGAAATCTCTCGAATAGCAACCCAGACGATCGAGACGCACTACTTGAGTGGAAATCGTGGAAGCGTCGCGTACTCGCTAATGTTCGTCCCAAGGTTCTCGAAATTCTGTATCAGCTTGTCGTCGATGAAGACCTGGACATAACAGACGAGTTGAAGATCGAATTCTCGCAACATGCAGGGTGCTCCTGCCCATGTTCGCCCGGATTTATCCTCAATGCTGCGCTGACGAAGAACGGCAAAGCTTTCGACATCTGGATCGAGAATTCAGAGGAACGTAAGAAGCGTATTCAGCTCAACGAAGAGGACAAACAACGTCGCGAAGCTGAAAAACTGCAGAAGAAAATCGATGAAGCTATTGAGTTCTTGAAAGATGAAGACTACGTAGTCATCCACAAAGATGAACTCGAGAAGTATCGCGTCTCGTAACGAACGCAGAGAAACCCCGTAACTCCTTGAAGTCACGAGGTCCCTCCTTGCTTCTACCTACTCAGACGGAGGTGTGTCTGTCGGCTCTTCGACAGGGACATCAGGCGCCGGCTCTACTGGTGCAGGGACGACAGGAGTTTCAGGCTCCGGAGTCGGGTCAGCGGGAACTTCAGGTTCAGTCGGGTCGCTCGACTTCACTGCAGTCAGAGCAGCACCGAGCTGATCTGCGAGGTCCTGAGCTTGAGCTGCGAGCTGCGACGCATCTGTTGCAGCATCATCCGCTTGGAACTGAGCAAGCGCAGCGGCAGCTGCATCTGCTTGGCCTTTCGCATCTTCAAGCGCTGCAAGAGCTGCATCGCGCTGTGCTTTCAGGTCCTTCGAGTAGTCGACCCACTCCTGAACTGCTTCGGCAAAGGTTGCCATGTCGTCCTCCAGACGCTCGAGAATTGCTTTGATTTCATCTGCTGCTTCAGCAGCATGACGTGTTTGTTCTTCAATACGAGTTGCCCACTGAGGTTGGGCGAACCAATCTAGGAAGCCCATCTTCGTTCTACCACCGCTTCCTTCTTCTTTGTCCCGACGCATCTTTTAAGGTCGCTCATAGGAGGAGTCCCTTTGTACTTCGAAGTCAATATACTATAATTCATCTATAGAAGGTCAAGAAGGCTTTCGTTTCATGGAACATGGAGGACTACAATGGGACACATCTGCAGTGAAATCGAATACGTAGGTAAAGACGGCGGCGTTCACAGCGATCTTTGCATTGAATTCCAGGGCGACAGTCTCCCCAATAACATCGACTGGCGCAAGATGCTTCATTCAGCGCTCGATGAGTGGCTCGACAAATCTAGAGGAACAGGCTTGTTCTACGTCGGGATGCTGCCCGAAAACGAATCACACTGAACAACCCAAAGGCGGAGCTTCGCGTTAGTTCGCGAAGCTTTCGCTATGAACGCATAGACGATCTCAATGAGTCGTAAACACAATAGTCAACATGGTAGTTGTCTTGGTTTGTCTCAAGTTTGTTTGGTAGTCCCTATATAAGTATACGGGCACTAGTCTAACTCGTCATATTCACGTTGAAGGAACTCCCACCCGCTCAAGTCGCTTCGTGAAGACTTCTTTAACGAACGCAGATTCACTATGTATTGTTGTGTAGAACGCTTGTACTCCCAAGCCATACGCCTTACTCCTAAAGGGCAGAGAAAAGCCGGCGCAGAGGGACCTTCGCTGATGGAGGGTAGTGAGGGGTCGAAGAGTATTTCACTGACTCTAACCCCAAAGAAGTCTAATACAACTTGGTTCGTTAGCTGTATAAAGTAGGGAATACGAACAACTCTGTATCCACTCGACTCGTAAAGTTCCTGACTCCTAAGGTCATCTGCCCAACTTGAAGGTTTTGTGTAGTGAGGGAGGCCATCAAACTCTACGATAAGCTTTAGAGACTCACTTCGATAGTCTGGGCGTGTCCTAGACAACTTCCCATCTGGCCAAATCAAACCTGTAGGCTTATCATGGACCCAGTCATTAGTTTCTGGGAAGATCACGTCTAAATACTCTTCGAGACCAGTCCTATGCAACCCCGTATTAGGATCAAGTCCTGATTTCTTTGCTACTTCTCGTGTCTCACGTAGAAACCCCCACCCTTGAGTTACCATCGATTGTAGATCTTCGACCAATTCAAAACTGTGTCTTTCTTAGCACCAGTTTGTCTGCAAAACTCGTTGATGATATCCCTGTCTTCGAACCCTGCTTCGTGACCACCTTTAAAGAGGTACTTCACAGGGTTGTGACGACTTGCTTTGAATCGACGTGCACTGCCGTCAAACTCTTCATTGTAGAGTTTAGCGAAAGGGTCTATAAACTCCTGCAATGTAGGTGTCTGCTCTTCATGCTTAGTACTCACTCTACTCTCCTTCACACTTAGATGTACACTCCCTCAACCCTATAGTAATATTATAGGGCCTTCAACTACCGACTCAAAGTAAGGAGTTCAGAATAAACAGTAAGAAGCCCCGAGCAACGTTCTGCTCGAGGCTTCTACTTAAATCTTCTGCCTTAGATAAGAGTTAGATCAACTCTTACGCAAGATCACAACCCCCCTGGGGTTCAAAACTGCCATCCCGAGCAATTCGTCGAAGACCCACCCGAAAGTGAAGCTCTGAGGACGGTTGTTCTCAACCACATCGAGGGAATACATGATCGGCATGACGCCCAGGTACTGCGGCTCGGGAGTCAAGTAGACGGATCCGGGGGAGATGATCACAGACTTGCCGATCTGGAACTCGCCGAAGCTAGTGATTGTCTCACCTGCGACGACCGAGTCCTTGAAGGCCCAGCCCGTTGTGTTGATATCCCATCGGAACATGTCTCGCCACTCTTGAGGGTTCAAGAGAATGCGAGACGAATTCAGCATACGCTGATCCGTGTACGTAACCGCCGTGTAGAGATCATCCGGCATCAGACGCGAGCCGGCAATTGTGATCTCATTCGGCAACGAGCCGCTGCCCGGAACCGCAGACGAATCGATCGACTGATAGTTCTTAGCCGACACCTCAAGCAGAGCAATCGCACGCGCGTCTTCCTGACGCATAATCGACTGCTTGACCTGATCCTGCGAGTACTCCACAATGTTGCTGCGGAGCATGTAGGTGTCTTCCTTCTTCACCTCCGCAAATTCTGCAATGCGGAAGAGCTGGATCTCGCAACGCTTGCCTTCGAAAGGCGTGATGCGAACTTCGCCCTCGTTGCCGTGCAAGATGTAGGCCTGACCCAGATCATCCATCACGTCATAGAAGACCGGCACGCCCGGAGTCAAGGTATCTTCGAGCAGAACGTTGCGAACAATGCCCTGATAACGAAGACGAACCTGAATCGGGCCGATCATCGACTGACCGATACGCTTGAAGCCGTTCGGATCGCTGGCCATGATCGAGTTGATCTTGCCCTGCTTCTGCGCAGCTGTGAGCGTGCGACCGCCCATTCTGCGCTTCAGCTCGATCATGTCTGCGACATACTCATCCGACTTCTTGACCACGAAGCCAGTCGGTCGCTGCACGTTAGCTTGAACGAGTGTACTCATTATCTAATTCACCCCTTCCTTAGCTTCCGCCAGCCGGAGCTGATGTCGCGGCGATGTCGAAACGGTTCAGACGGATACGGATCTTGGTCGGCGAGACGACCTCAATCAGCTCTGCGATCGCGTTGTACTCGGTCACGCCCGTCGGAGTCAGAAGACCGTGGCTGTTCGCCGTCAGCATCTTCTGAGCACCAACCTGACCATCGAGCGACCAAGTAGCAGTCGAGTCAAAGGCCGGAGCCTGAATCTCGAACAGCGCTTGTTCTCCACCGACCCAAACCGCGAACGCGTTGAGGGTCTCGTCTGTGACTTCGCTGACTCCGAGAGTCGGAGCAACAAAGAGGGCAGACAGACCGAACGGCTTAGTGCCAGCTGCGCCCGTGTAGGGCTTGACAACGTCACCATTGCCGATACGGGTCATGACCGTACCCGGATAAATGTCAAACGCTTTATTCCAGGTCGGATCCAAGAAGCAAGACCACGGAGTTGCTTGGGTGTATGTGTACAGACCCTTGCACGTCCGCTGGATTGCCGGATTACTAAGAGGAACCTTGTACATGGCTTTTCGCCTCCTTCCTAAATGAGAAGCAGTTTTTGCGACTCAGCTTTGCAGATTTACATCCACATCGCTGCGTCATTTTTGGGGTCATTCTCTGCAATCCTCGTCATAGAAGCCGAGCGCTGCATTGTAGCAGACCCGATTCCAGGCGGGAGAGCAGTGGCCCCGCGACTACTTCCACGGGAGGCCCTAATGTTTTGGATCAGTTGATCCTTCTCTTGAAGCGCCTCAGCAGTGCGCTCCAACAGTCTCAGTTGCATCGACACCATCGGTCGACTCATCTTCGCGAATCGGGACATGAGGTTATACTTCTCCCCTTCGTCCTCAAATCCGCACTTCACAAGCGCATCGGCGCACTGAGCGGCAAGAATCGGGCCTGCGGCCTCGAAATTGCGACTCGACTTCTTCTCGCCAGGCGCCCAAATTTGATCATCTGTCGACAGATCAGGATCTGCGACACCATCGCCCGCGTTGTTGCCGAAGTCACCGATATCGAACTGCGATGCTTGAGCTTCAGCATCTGTATCGTTCGCAACCGGAGCTTCAACATCAACGCGACCGTCAGGAGCAGCGACAGCAAGACTTGTGTCTTCGGCCCTCTTACGCTGGACAGCTGCTGTACGCAAGACCGTCTCAAGCGTGGGGAAGAGCGCTGTAACCGGGACCTTCGCTGTCTTCGACCACTTCTGCGCGTGGAATCGAAGCTGACGCAAATTCGTGTACGAAGATGCAGTCTTGCCTGTCGTTTGCTTCAACCACTTATCAAAAGCAGCAAAGGCCTGCTTCGAAGCATCCTTGGGCTGAGTCTCGACATTATCGAGCTCAACGCGATCGAAGCTCTCTTCAGGACCATAGACATCAGCGTCAGTGCCTGACATCGGCGGATCGACCTTCTCTGCTTCAGCAGCAGAGTCAGCAGACTTCTTCAGGATCTGTTGAGCCTGTCTGCGGATCTTTGGATCTGGATGCGACTTTGCGATCGAAATGAGCCTCGCTCGCTTCTCCTTCGCAGCTGCATTCTTCAGAATCGCGACAGCTCTCTTACGGATCTGCTGATTCGGATGATGCTTCGCAATCACGATCAGCTTGTCGCGACTGGAAAGACGAGGACGCCAATTATCGAGAGCCGACCAAAGAGCTTGATCCTCCT